ATGAATTTAATATTACCAATAGACTATACAAGCCAAAGGCTTGAAGAAGTCTTGAAGATTTTAGGTGATTTTAGCAATTTTGAGGTATAGTAGTAGCAATTTCTGACTACTTTTTGAGCAATATTGGATAACTTTTTTAGCACTATCCGACAATTTACATATTATAATGTGTAATTAAATACACATTTAAATACGTAATGTTACGATTCTACACACTTAAGTGCAGAGTCTATTTGTTTAAGATTGGATTCAAGTATAGTTAGAATCTCTGACTTAGATAACTTATCTTGGAAAGCAATAACCTCCCACAATGATGCTACACATTGGTTAAGTGTGATAGCTGAATCGTAAGTGATAGTAAACGGTCTATCATCTATTTCATCAACTATTTCTAACTTACCTGACCGTAACTCGGGAAACGCTAACTCGATTTGTGCTTGGTCTAATACTGACTCAGTATTTAAGTCGTGATTATGTACTACATATTTCATATTTACTCCTGTTTAGTTTATAGCCATATAAACTGTATATTTTTTATACAGAAAAACTGTATACCTACAAAAATCCCTTATTGAAGTCAATGGGTATTTTTACTGAAAACATTGTATATTAAATATACAACTAACTGTATATTTAATAACCAATACACAAAACAAATGTGAAACATTTGGTTCGGCCTATCTTAATACTCCCGGCCTCTCAGAGAATGGGTGTTGGAGAGACGGTTTGGATTAGCAGAGGTGATAGGTAGACTAGACGGATGTTAGTGTTGGAAAGAAAAAATAAAATTAGCAGAGGATTACTCCTCATCAGTGTCAATTTCATCTACTATTTCTAATAGACCTAATTGAAACTCTGGTTGAGCATTCTCTATATCACTTTCAGTAAAGTAAGACTGAGAGTTAGTTTCATAGTTATGTACTATATAAATCATTGTAAATCCTTAAGATAATTTCTACTACACTAAACAACGCCTAAGGCGTTAAAAATAAAGACTAAAGGTGTAACCCTTTAGCTTTAGATGATTTTAGCTTACCGGCTTTGATACCTTCTGATATTGATAGTATCATATTAATTCCTTGAGCAACTATACTAGCTGAATACTGTACACCTTTGATTGTATACTTATTCTCTTTAAGATACTCCAAAGATTGTTCTGGAGTAATACCTTTAGACCAAAGTAGTTTACTGAGGTCTAGGTTTTGTTGAGATGTGGCTTTAGATATCACCATTTGATTTACCTTTAGTAGTAGTTGTAGCTTGACCTCTTCTTCTTTTTCTGTAAGAATCGAACTCTTTGTCTGCTTCTTCTAAACTAATTCCATATTCTTCTTTAAGCTCTTGTTTGAACTCTTGTAGAGATAATACATTAGCTTTATGAGCTGAGTCTGATAGACCTCCAATATTCTCTGAAACCCAATAACTGATTTCATCACCATTTTGCTTTCTGAACTTTTTAGATGTTAAAATCCAAAATGAGATAGCTATTCCAATAAACATAAAACCTGAACTTCCTAATAACATTTCCATAATTTACTCCTTTGATGTATAGGCTTGGATGCCTAATGTTAATCTGACGACAACTGATACCAATATACTAAACTAACCGAAGGTTAGATAGACTGCATTTCGAATGCTATGTATACTGGTTTAGGTTTAACAACTACTGACATAGCTGTATTGTATAAGTTATATCCTATAACTTTACCTTTAGCTAGTAGTTCTGCCCTACCTGTCTTGTTTCTAGGACTGATAGATGTGATATCTGGTTGCTTTGGTTTGTAGTATTGCATATTTACTCCTGTAAGTTTGATTGATAGATAACTACCACTATACTAAACTAGCCTAAGGCTAGGTTGAGAAAAAAGGATGCTTAAGACTTACTACGGGGGGGTATGGCCTGCAAGTGTTGGAATAGTGTTGGTACTAACCCACCCCACAAAAATTTTAAATTTCCCCATAAGAGTCAAACCTTAAACGAAACTTAAACTAGGATTACTATTAAATTGTTTATTACTATAATAACATATATACAAGATATGAAAGACAATTTTAAAAAGACAGTAGCTAAGACTCGGTGTAATAGAACACGAACGACAAAATATGCATTACGATAAAACGTATCACAAGGGTAGTCAAATTACAGCATAACGTATTAACAAGATAGATAAAATACGTTTTATCGTAAGCATATATTAATACGTTTTAGCGTAAAATTATGTAAAGGATTAATATGAAAGTTAATACAAAGAGAAAGCTAGATAACGTAGCTACTAAAATATTCAGTAGGGTTGTGATAGATAGAAAAGTAAAGAAGTCCGCGGCTATACTTGAAGAGAAGCGAAAGATAATAAAAGAGATAAACATATCTGCTGCCTACCTATATGATTACTACATAAGCGTATGTCAAATACCTGTGTGGGATTTGACTGATGACGATATGGTAGCTAAACAAAGTGGTATGACTAAAAGACAAGTAGCTGATAATAGACGACGATTAACAGAAGAAGGTTGGATTAGATTACATACATATATGGCTGATGGTAAAAAACATGGCGAGTGGTATATAGGTAAAGCTGTAGTAGCTGAAAAGTTTACACAAGAAACTTCACCGAAACGATTCAATGAGTTAGGAATAATCACAGACGAAGAATATGAGATCATCGGAGACCTATGATAGTTAAAGTAAATAGAGCACTAACTAAAGAAGAAAAACTAAAACTAGAAATACACATAGCAGGTAAATTAATGGATGAAGCAAAAAAGAAAAGAAGTAAACTAGCTCAGGATAAGTTGCATGATTATATTGTGAATGGACTAAAGATAATAGTGGAGGATGCTAATGGCAAAAGCTAAATACTACGATAATAAAATTATTTACCTAATAGCTATATGGATAGGTGAGTACAAGGTGTATAAAGTTGGTACGACTAGTCGTACTGCATTGAGTAGGTTGAAGGAGATAGGTGCAGAGTTAATGGGTCAACTTGGTTACTGGCCTAAGATGCAGATAATGATGGAGCATAAACATATTGAAACTAATTATGCAGTGGAGGCTGCTATACTAGCTGAGACTAAAGCATGTATAGTTCGTGAAGATCTATGCCCTGAGTTTAGTGGTAGAACTGAGTTACGAGCTATGGAGTACAATGAGCTAGTTGCAGTATATACTAGATGCCTCAATGGTAAATATGAGACGGTAAGAGTAAGTGAGAAGGTTGTGTTATGACTAGACAAGAGTGTTTACAAGAGATATATGAAGAAGTGTTAGGATCTCATTGGCAGAAACTACAACAAATAGTAGAATTAGTAGAAACTAGTTCTGGTAGTTATTTACGTATGAAATCTATAGCAGATAGACGTGTTGAGTTAGCTGCTATAGAGAATAGAAAACTTGTACTAGAGCAGCTAGCTGATGAATGGCTGACAGTACCAAGTTGGTACCTTGATAGATTAAAGGAGATTGGACATGGTGACAGTAACGTATAAATGGGATGATGGGTATACCAAAACATTTGAGTATCCTACTAAGATACGAGGGTTAAGATATAATGGGTTAAGACCTACTAGTATGGACGTTAGTTCTTATGTTGGAGATGTTAAAGTAGTTGAGTGGTTAAATGAATGTGAGTATGCACTAGCTTATTTAAAGAAATAATTTGGTAAGATCCAAAATAAAAAAGGATAAGTAGATGGAAGATGTAGTTGAGAGAGCAGTGTACGCTGTAGAGGTAGCATTACGAAAAGATGGTATAGATCTAGATGTTACAGACTCTGATAGTATAAGAGATGAGTTACAAAGGATACTAGAGGAAAATGGGTACTTTGAATGAGTATAGATTAGCAGATTGGTTTTATACAGATAGTGAATTAGCTGCTTTAGATAAAGAACTACTTACTTTAGATAGGTTGTATAACAGTACGCCTATCAAAGAGTGTATAGTTATGTATAGTATATTTAGTAAGAATGGTAACACAGGTAAAGTATTGATTACAAAATCTTACGATGTTATCAATACAATGAATGCTCTTAATCGAGTATGGGTTGATACAGGACTTAGATTTAATATACTAAAAGTAGGTGAACCTACTTATGGTGCTGATAGATTACTAGAAGCTATTAGAATAGTTTTGACACATAATAAATATGTGACAAAGTTTCCAGGATACATAGGAGCAGATCAGGTGTACAATTTTGATAGCTGGATGTTAAATTTAATAAAGGTTTAAGAAATAGGTGTGTATACTCCCACCACTGATTGTATAAAGTGCTCCTTTAAATGTAGGTCATAGTCAGTAACCTATGGGGAATTAGCTCAGTTGGTTAGAACGCTTGCCTGTCACGTAAGAGGTCACGAGTTCAAGTCTCGTATACTACGCCATAAATTGAGGTATAGCCAAGTGGTACGGCAACGGTTTTTGGTACCGTCATTCGAAGGTTCGAATCCTTCTACCTCATCCATTATAGAGAGTTGGAAGAGTGGCTAAATTCACCTCCCTGCTAAGGAGGAGTCCTGGGTTAAACCGGGACCAACGGTTCGAATCCGTTACTCTCTGCCATTTAATCTGGAAAGTTGTCCGAGTTGGTCTATGGAATCAGTTTTGAAAACTGACGTATCGCAAGGTACCAAGAGTTCGAATCTCTTACTTTCCTCCACAAAAAGGATATACATGAATATACTTGTAGTTGATGATAGTAAAACTATACAACGTATGTTACAAAATCTACTTAAACATAAACTACCAGATGCAAATATAGATGTTGCAGATGATGGTAAACAAGCTTATAAATTGACACAAACCACTAACTATGCTTTAGTAATAACTGATTGGAATATGCCTATAATGAATGGTATAGAGTTAGTAGTTGCTATACGTAATATTGGAATGAAAATGCCTATATGGATGATAACTACTGAAGGTGGTAGAAATGAAGTTGTTACTGCACTTCGAGCTGGAGTAAATAACTATATTGTAAAACCTATACAGAAAGAGACTCTATATACAAAGCTAGATGATTTAAGCTTAGCTTAAAACTTAATATAGTAATATCTGCCTATATAACACGTTGTAAGGCACTATATGGATATAAGTAAAAATAAAATACTAACAGAGATTGAAGAATCTCACACTACACAAGAACTACAATCAAAATGGAAACCTATTGGTACAAATGAACAGGGAATTACCCGTGAGAAATTAATGGAATTTATCCCACGAGGGTATGGTGGTAAGGTTACTGATGCTGTACTTGAAATGATAAGACGAGTTGAAGAAGATACCGGTATGGATCAAGGGTTGTTCGAAGAACAGTTACTTAGCTATACTCACTTACTAGGGCCTGGAGTATCATTTGAGAAGCTAATAAATGCAATTAAATTTGTGGCATTACGAGAAGTAGCTAGAGGACAGGCCAGGGCGTATAAAATAGTATTCCCTGAAAAAAGTGCTGAGATAGAAGCACGAGGGGGTAGTGTAGATAGTTTCGCTACAATGTATGCAAGTAGTAAAGTAGTAGTTGAAGTACAGAAACTAAATATGGTTAGTGCATCTATAACGCATCGACCTTTAGCTAATCAGATGTTAAAAAAGATGACTGATTTAGCAAATGGTATTGGTGCAAATCCCGATGACCGTGTAAGTCCTACGGTACAGTTGAATGCAGCGATTGCTGTATATGAAGCTGTAAAAATGCCAGAAGATAACACGATGGAGCTTAAAATTGGTATGAGTGCTGATGCGTTAAGTGCTCAAGAGTCCCTTGCTGAACAGTTACGACGAATGGCTGATATACAAATGAAAGCATTTAAAGAGGGTAAGAGTTTAAATGATATACAAAAGATAGGTGTGTGTATTGAAGCGAGAGTAGAAGATGAGTAAGATAATTCCGCATGAATGGGAAGATCTTACTGATAGTGAGATTAAAGCCCTAGTTAAAAAAGAAATGGCTGAGTTGTATGGTGACAGTATTGCTAATGATGTAGTTGATATAGATGATATGAAACGTATGGATGATGAAGTAGCTGAATTACTAAAAACTGCAGAGTTTAACTTAGACAAGGCTCTAGACACATTTGATCCGACGTTTCCTGGGTATGTTCCTAGTACCGATGCATTTGAGTTTTATAACTTAATGAGATTGGTGAATGGTGAAGATTTTGAATTCAATACACCTATAGCTCATTACTTTATGGCAGATTTGCTACTTGGACATATTACTGATGTGCATCAATTTCCTTATAGTAAAGAAGTGTGTGAGACATTGACTTTGGATAGTTTACGTATTGGGTTTATGTGTAGTAGGGGTATGGCTAAATCTACCGTAGTAATATCATTCTTTACTGTATACAGTGCTATTAAGGGTGAGTTACCTAATGGTATAGGTAAAGTTTGGTTCTACTTATTGTTGGCTGCCTCAAGTCGAGGTGGGGCAAGGGTTAATGCCTTGGCTGTAAGAGCTATGTGTGAGGACTCCATATTCTTAAATGAGTACTTTGAAGAGATGAGGTTTACAGAAATTGAATCAGAATTTATACGTAAAGGTACAACAACTAGGAAGAATCGTGGGTTCTTGATCAGGTACCAAGGTATTAATACTGGGGTTAGGGGATCTAGATATGGGGAACGAAGACCTTGTGCTATTATTTTCGATGATGCTATTCTTAATACTGCGGCGGCTTATAGTAAACCTATGAGTGATACGTTAGATGAGATTATACATTCAGATAGTACCAATGCTTTAAAAGGTGGAGGGAAAGGTCGGGTTATATTATGCTTTACACCATTTCACTATGGAGATGTAAATACAAAGGCATTGTTGAATGGGGCATTTACACAATGTGTAATACCTATCGCTAAAGAGTTTGATTGTGACAAAGAGGACTTAACAGCAAAAGATATTGAGAGTAGTTGGGAAGCAATGCATCCTGCAGATAGTATTGCAAAACTAGTACGTAATGCAAAGAAAGCTAAGAAGCTGAAAGCATTCATGCAAGAGAGGATGTTAAGGTTAACTAGTGGGTCGGATCGGTTAGTTCCTGATTCATGTATACAATATTGTGATATGAGTATAGTTGAACGTAATATAGAGGCTTATAATATATACATAACTACCGACTATACTACAACTAGTGGGGAGGGTTCGGACTATAGTGGACGAGCTACTTGGGCGGTTAATAGTAACGAGGACTGGTTCCTTCTTGATCTGAGACTACGTAAACAAGGTATGGATGAGCAATATCGTGATACGTTAGGTGAGGCTAGTAAATGGTTAAGACGTGGTAAGCATGTCGAGATTGGAGTTGAAGTAGATGGTAATCAATCTGCCCATATATACTCTTTAGAGAAGTTGATGCTGGAGACTAGTACTTGGGCGACTTTTGCTAAGCAAAAAGGTTCGGAGGAAAGTGATCGTAAAGGGATACTTAGTCGAAGTACTGGGATGAAAAAGCATGAGAGATTTAGAATTGCTGCGAGTACTGTGTTACTAACTAAAAAGATGTGGTTCCCTGAACACTTACGAAATACTCCTGATATGATTGAGTTTATTAGTCAGATTAAAGGTGCAACACACGAGCAATTTACACGAGCAGATGATGGTCCAGATTTAATATCTATGGCATTGGTGAGTATGCGAGTAGTATACCCTAGCTTTGCTGCTAATAAGGTTGATGATAAATTAACGGATTTGAAGGACAGTGCTTGGGGTTCATTTGAATTTGAAAAACCTACGAAACGCGTAGGTGGAAGTACAGTATTCTAGTAAGCTAATATAAAGAAATAGTTCTGTATAATTTAGAAAAGTTATATAGGACTATTAATGACAGTACAACAAATAATTGATCTAGCTAAAACTGGAGAACTAAAAAATAACTCTGTTAAAGAAGATACAGCAGCGATTCTTGGGTATGTTAACCTTGGGTTATTAGAGTTGTATAAAAGGTTTTTACTAAACACTGAAGAGGTGATAATAACTATGGGTAAGGATGGTACTGATCTAGATCCTTATATAAAAATTAGTGATACAATATACCAAATGCCTTCTAACTTCCTATACTTGGTTGCGGCATACGACGAGGTTCCAAAAAATAGCTTATCCAGAGTAGCTCCTATTCAGATAAATAATGAGAGTAATGTATTGGGTGTTAATATGATCTCTTGGAATAAACTTCAGATACCTTTTTTCGTTCAAGACGCTAATATCTCCATAATATATTCACCGTCCCCAAAATTCATTACATCTGATGATTTAGATCTACGGCTTCCTATTCCTGATCAGTTAGTCGAATCTTTATTGGCATATATTGGGTATAGGGCATTTGCCAGCATATCACCAAATCCTCAAGCAGATAACGGAAACGTATACTACGCTAGATTTGAAGCTAGTTGTGAAATTGTGAAACAATTCGGTATATACACTGCAGAAGATATGGATATGAAAAATAAATTTACAGCAAGGGGGTTTGCATAATGGCCAGTAGAAGAACGTCACTAAGTGACTATGCTGATTTAGCTATAGCTAGAGAGATAGATAGCAAATATGACGATGTTAGAGTAGTCGCTGATAATATCGATAAGGTGATAATCTTATCCGATAATATAGAGGAAATCGGAGAGCTAAAACTCATAGCTGATGAAATCGTTACTGTGGCAGGTATACAAGCAGAGATTGCCTCATTATCTACAGTAGTGGATGGAATATCTGCATTGTATGATGATATTCATGTACTTAATAGTTTATTTGCAGACAAGGAAAAATTGGATAGCTTATTTGCTGACAAAACTATACTAGATAGCTTGTATGCTGATAAGATTGTACTAGATAGTCTATATGCTGATAAGGTAAAGCTGGATGGGCTGTTTGCTAACTTAGTACAAATAAATAGAGTATATCAAAGTATCGTAGCAGTTGATAGGGTTGCATTAAGTGCAAACCACATAGACGTAGTAGCAGCGGATATCACTAAAATAAATACCGTAGCTAGTAATATAACTAACGTTAATACCGTTGGTAGTAATATCACTAAAATAAATACTGTAAGTACAGATATAGATTCTGTTGTATTGGTAGCGGATAATATTGTGCCTAATTTAACAGAGATACTACAAGTAGATACTTTAGCAACTCAAGTTGCAGAGGATAGAAGTGATGTAGCTGCTATGAAATTAGCTGTAGAAACTATATATGACACTTTTGACAATAGGTTCTTAGGAGCTAAACTTACAGACCCTATAGTTGATAATGATGGAAATCCTTTAGTTGATGGGGCGATGTATTTTAATACAAGTACAAATGTAATGAAAGTGTATGACGCTGGTAATGGTGGTTGGTTAGCAATGTCTCAACTATACTTATCAGGTTTGTTAGATGTGCAGTTAACTTCTATAACTACTGGAGATGTACTTACTTGGAATGGTAGTAAGTGGGTAAATACTAGAACACCTAGCTTTGATAGTATTAAGTTTAATGGAGGGGCAGCTACTCAAGGTACAGTAAGCTGGAATGCTGATGAGAGTACGCTAGATGTGGTGCTCAATGGGGCTACACTACAAGTAGGACAAGAGCAGCTGATACGAGTACGTAATAATAGCGGTGTTAGTATTACTAATGGTATGGCAGTAATGGCTACCGGAACTGTAGGTAATAGTGGTAGGATAACAGTAGCAAAGGCTAACCTAACTCAAGCAAACGCAAAGTATATACTAGGTGTGGTAACGGAGACGATAGGTGTAGGGGCAGATGGGTTCTGTACTACATTCGGAAAGGTACGAGGTATACAAACTAACGGTGCTCAGTACGGTGAAACGTGGGTAGATGGGGATGTGCTGTACGTAAAAGATAGCGGAAGTGGAGCACTAACAAACGTAGTGCCGACTGACACTCAAGTAAAACTACCTGTAGCAATCGTAGTGAACTCACATGCGACTAACGGTACGCTATTCATAAGAGTGAATAGTATAGATGAGAATCACGCTAAGGTAGAGCTAGCTACTAAAGTAGCTAAGAATGCAAGTATCACTGCAGCAACGCATACGAAGATAACGTATGATAGTAAAGGGTTAGTAACTAGCGGTACAGACCTAGTAGCAGGTGATATACCTAGTCTAGATGCAAGTAAGATAACAAGCGGGACACTAACGGTAGGTACGAGTGGGAATGCGGGAACGGCTACAAAGCTGCAAACAGCAAGGACTATAAACGGAGTTAGCTTCGATGGTACTGCAAATATAAATGTAAATACTGTAGCGGCGGAAGTGATAAAGTTCGATACTGGAACAACTGAAGGTACGGATCTGTATACGTTCAATGGTAGTACGGCGAAGACTATAGATATAAAAGCAGGTACGAATGTAACGTTGACTAAGTCTGCTGGATCGGTAACTATTAGTGCTAATGATACGGCTGTAGGAGTGACAGAGATAACTGGTATGGGTACTGGAGCAAGTACGTTCCTAGCAACACCGAGTTCAGCTAACCTAGCGGCAATGCTGACAGATGAGACTGGTACTGGAGCAGTTGTGTTTGCAAATAGTCCTACGTTTACTGGAACACCCTTAGCACCTACTGCAACAGTTGGGACTAACACAACACAACTAGCTACTACTGCATATGTAGTAGCTGAGATAAATAAAATAGAGGAGTGGTAATGCGAATAAATAAGCATGATACAAATGGCGTTAAACCCTTACTTGGTAAGGGTGAACTAGGGTATGATGACTATACTGCCGGCGGAGACGCTGGTAGGGTGTATGTCGGGACTGGTACGGAGAATATAGCACTAGCCGAGAAGTTAGAAGCTAATATTATGACAAAAGCTCAATTTAATGCTCTAGCTGAAGAAAGAAAAGCTAATAGAGCAGGAAGTGGATTTGATGAGTTGGGTAAGCATTACATAACAGTAGGGACATACCCAAATATAAATACTGGTATTTTCACTAATAATACGTATACTAACTATTTTAGGTTAGGTATACAATCAGGTATAGGAGAGTCTAGGACTGATGAAGCAGTATTATGTACTAATGGTGTAAAACAAAGATTATCATATTTGTCTCAAAGTGCTATGGGTGTAAGTATTGTTCTTCCAACAGCTCCCACAATATATCCATCAACTATAACACTAACAGCTGAACAAATAGCAAGTGGAGTAATAACACACGCAGATGCTAGTAATAGTGGATTGATAGTTAATGGTAAGTTTGATACAGATACAAGTGGATGGACTAGTAGTAATTCTACCTTAAGTATAGATGCTGGAAGATTAAAAGTAACAAATACAACAACTGGTAATGGATTTGCTTATCAAAGTCAAACATTTATAATTGGTAAAAAGTATATTATTGAATTCCAGCAACAGTATGGTAATATACAAGGTGCTGTTAGAGTTGGAACTACTAACATAGGAGGTGAAATATTCAATGAATATAGTGCTGATACAACTGGAACTGCAACAAATGGTAAAATTGAGTTTATTGCAACAGCAACAACCCTATATATAACATTAGTTACTTCAGCTGGTTCTATTGGAGATTATAGATTTTTTGATAATATAGCAGTATATCCAGCTGATGCAATATCAAGAAGTGATTTAGTATTCTTAGAATCTTGGCATGAAGATATAAGTGAAAAGAACTTTATTTATCCATTAGGCAATGTTCAATATTTAGGTAGTAATACTGATGGATTAACTGGAATAGCTAATGGAACTTTTACTGGATTTGAAACATATTCATTATTTGGAAATTGGCAATCATCAAGTGCTTTGATTGGTAAAGGTTATGTATGGAGTACACTAACTGAAGTACAGAAAAAAGCTTTTGTAGCTAATCCAGAGAATAACTGTTACTTGGATGGAGATAAAGTTATTCAAGTTAGATATAGAATTAGAATAGTACAGGGAGTTAGTGATTCTATAAATTCATTTTCAAAATCTAATAGTTCTTCATACTTAGCATTAAATGAGAGTGGAGTAGGAAGTTCATTTTTAATTAATGCAAAAGGTAAACAAACGTCAATTGCAGAAACGAAAGACTATGCTAGTAGAGTTACTACTGGGACATATGGGTATCAAGGTTCAAACACTACTTTAGGAGTAGATACAGTATCAGGTGATTTAGTATCTGTAACTACATTTGGAACACCTACTAATGTTGCTTATGAGGGTAAATGTTATGCATTACCAATAGCTTTAGTTCATAGAAGAAATCAAGGAGCTTATCACCCAGTTTATAACCCGAATGGTAGTAGTATGTTTTGGGATACTCCACACACTGGTTCTATTAATTGGTATGGTTCAAGTACATATATAGCTAATAATATATCTCAATGTTTTGTATTCGGACAAACTGGAACAACTGCAAACTGTGTAGTTGGTGGAACTGGACTTTATTATGGATCTATAGCATCTACATACTCTGGACGTCCAGATGGATTATTCTACGACCAAGTACATGAATCAGATATTTTAGATTTAAGAAATAGTTCTAAGAAAGTAGAGGATTATAATAGATTAATAAATAGAGAGTTTAATAAATTAGTTGCTGGTACTTATAGAGGTAAAGAGGGTGAGAAAAAAACAGATATTTTTGTAGCTACACCAACTAAAATAGCTTATTCAACATATCATACTAGTTATTATATAACTATACCTAATACTACAAATACAGATAAATTTGTATTACTTTATGGTGGTAAGTTATATAGATTAACTTACATTACTTATGATAGTGGAAATTCTTTTGGTTGTTTAATAGATGATATTGAGAGTTTACCAAATATACCTTTAGTTGAGTATGTATTTTTTAAAGTTGATTCATTTGATGAAACTATAACTAATATATGTAGAAAACCATATTCTACTACAACTAGAACTAAATCAAACACATTATTACATTGTGACATTATTGGTAATCCAGCTAATTATCCAACAGCATGGAAACAAAGTGGAGTATCAGGAACACCTTTAATAGTTGCAGAAGATGGTACAAGTTTATTGCCAACTGGTTCATTAACAGCATTTAAAGTAAGTAGAAAAGCTAATGCTACTCCATTATTAGTATTAAAATCAACAGATAGTGGTACTACATGGTCTGCATTAACAGTTACAACACATTATACATTTAATACAACAACTAATGCTATAACTATGGTAACTGCTCCAGCAACTACTGATTTGATTATGGTTTATTATCAAACACATACAAATATGGCAATACCAGTAGTTAATAGTGAAGTATTAGGTATAGGTGATGTATGGGCATCATCAGATGCGTACAATAATGTAAGTCAAATTGTAGGTAAAGTAACAGTAGGTAATAGTCAACCCTATCATACAGCAGAGAAATTAACATTCTCTCTTGAGCATAAAGGTATTAACCCTTCAAATGCAGGGAAATTAGTATCATATAATAGTGGTGTTATCCCTAGACATGATGCTATTTCTATATACGGAGCCTCTGGTGTTCCCGCAGTTAAACTATTCCCATATCTAACAAGAACAAATGGAAAAGCATTTTTAAACTTAGTATTTAAAGAAATGAAACATAATGGTACTACTTGGGGAGACCACGATAACACATTCAACATAGTTGATAACGTAAGTACAACTACTGATGGAAATGGACAGACTATACTTATTGGTCAAAAAACGGTAGAATTACCGTACTTTATAGGAGGAGATGAATAATGGCAAATTTTGTACAAAATTATAATGGAGGAGTTCAGTTTAAAACTGGAGCTTCTCAAGGATTAACTGTAGATATTAATGGTAACATTGGAGTTGGTATAACTAGTCCAACTACTAATTTACATATAGGAAGCGGTACTACATATCAAACAACTGGATATAATTCATTAGGAATAACTAATACAACTATTCCAGCAGCATTAGAGCTATCAACATCTGGCAATACATCTGGAGCAGAAATAGGTAGTATTTTTTTTACTAATCAAAGTAGTGCTATAAGTGGTAGAGGTATTGCACAAATAAAAGCTATAAATGGTTCTAATAGTGCTAGTGGGAATTTGCTACTTTTTACGCAAGGTGGAAGTGGGCTAGTAGAAAGAATGAGAATTGACTCAAGTGGAAATGTTGGGATAGGTGTAATTCCTAGTACATGGAATAATTCACAAAAAGTAATACAAGTAGCTAATTCTAGTTTCTATGGTTATGGTACTGCTGGTGTATCTGCTGGAACAATAGTTGGACAAAATTTTTTCTATGATGGTCAGTCAAGATATATATCGTCAGGTCCTGCAAGTCAAACAACACAAACCAATGGTGCATTTAATTTTTATAACGCTCCATCAGGTATAGCAGGAGCAACTACTACTATAACAAGTGGTCAAGTATATACAGTAACTGTACTTGGTGCATCTACATTAGCTCAATGGCAAGCGTTCTTTAGTGCATTGAGTGTATTACCTACTGTTGGACAAAGTATAACTGCTACTGCTACAGGAACTTTAGTTGGTGGTGGAACTGTTACTCAGGTTATTACTTTTAATAATGCTATGACTCTGGATGCTAGTGGTAGACTTGGAGTAGGTACATCTAATACTTCAGGGTTTAGATTAAGTACATATGGTAAAGGAACTACTGGTAATGTTTGGGGAGATAATCTAGTACAATTTGTTGATTCTACTCCTAATGAAACTGGATTGAGGATTGCAGTAAATGCTGCTACTAGTGGTCTAACACAGTTAGTTGCAAGTACAAATTCGGCAGCATCACAGTTTGGTTTTTGGACATATAATGGTACATCATGGGGTGAAAGAGCTAGAATAGACTCTAGTGGTAATGTACAAATTGGAACTACAAGTGCAAGTGCAACAAGAAAACTAAATGTTGCTGGAAATATAGGTTTAGGTATTACTGCTGAAACTGGCATAGGATGGAGAAGCAGTGATTTCTCAGGAAGCTATGGTGAGATTAGTATGGATATGTCATCTATAATGAGATTTTATACTGGTGCATCTGAGAGAATGAGAATAGACGCTAATGGAAACTTACTACTAACATCAGGAACTGGTGCATTAGGATATGGTACAGGAGCTGGTGGAACTGTAACTCAACTTACAAGTAAAAGTACAGCAGTAACATTAAATAAGCCTACTGGGAAAATAACAATGACTGCTGATGCACTTGCTGCTGGTGCAAGTGTTACGTTTCTTGTTAATAATAGTATATTAACTGCAACAGATATTGTGTATCCAGCAATTATTGGTGGTATAGCGGATGCAACTGCTTATAGGCTAGAACTTGTAGCTAGTATTTCGGGAATGTGCAGATTTAGATTAACAAATATATCAGCAGGTTCATTAAGTGAGGCTGTACAGATACAGTTCATAGTAATAAAAGGAGCAATAGCGTGATAAAGATTAAATCATTCATACTAGATGAAACAAAATGGTTAGAGGTAACTTGGGTAGATGAAATATCTACTCAGGTTGAAGTTGAGAAAGAAGTAGATGGTGAGACAGTTGTAGAAACTGAAACTAAAACAGATGAAGTAATTGTATGGTGCGAATCATATAGCGGACATTCAGAACATATAGAAATGTTAAGAGCCAGAGGTAGTGAGTTTAATACATCATTAGATGAATACGAAGAAGATATACAAAAATGCATTGATGCTTATGTATATCCAACTGAAGAAGAATTAAATAAAGAATTGATTGCTAATCAAGTTCAAGAAGCATTAAACTATTTAGCTAAAACAGACCATAAAGATTTACCTAGGTATAAACCTAAAGATGATGAAGATCTAGAAGAAATTTATGCTAAACGAGACGAAGCTAGAGAATTTATAAGGTTGAATAAATGAATTATATGTATCAATCAGATTTAGAGAAGTATGGAACTTCTCTAGATATATGGGAAGTGATAACTCCTGGCTCTGATGGTGTATATCGTGGTGATTGCGAATCTTATTGCAGAACACTAAAGAAACTTGATAGTGTGTATAAAGATTGGGACTATTACTATTGCAAACTATATGGAGAAGGACATTGTTTATTGTACAAAGATGGATATGTAATTGATTGTAATACACAAAGAATAGTTAGTTATGAAGACTATTGCAGAATGTATAAAGTTACAGAATTTAGAAAGTACAACTTGTTTACTGTTGCTAGTAAAGTATTATTTGCAAAAGGATATCTATGTCTAAAATCATTAATTGGTTAGCAAATATACCTCATGATAAGTTACTACATAGTTTCTATGGTGTAGTTATATATACTATAACATCATTGGTCAACCCTATATTCGGGTTTTGTGTCGTATCGTTAGTTGCTATAGGTAAAGAGGTGTATGACGAAATTGACTATGGAGGATTTGATCCGTTAGATATATTATACACTGTATGTTTACCTATTTTGTTATTTATAAAAGATTGTATTAAGTAATAGTTTGTTATGCTATCTAAATAATATTATCTACAAAAGGTGTACAATGGGAGATTTTAGTTGGTTAATTAGTATTGTAATTGCAGTTATTGGATATATTGCAATGGCAGTAACAGTTAAAAATAAAACAGAGCAGAATAGTAAAGATATTGAGGCTAATAAAACTGAATGTAAGGAAGCTATTACTGCAATCAATGGTAAGTTAGAGAGTCACTTCAAAGAAGAAGATGTGATTCATGGTAGAATATTCGGTAAACTTGATAAGGCTAGTGAAGAACTAGCAACACATAAAGTGCAGTTGGCTAATTCTCCTAGTATGGAACAAGTTAGAAATGAATTCGTATCAAAAGAAATGTTTAAACAGCTAGAGAAGAATATTGATCATAAGATTGATACTACAGAAAAACATTTAGTAGATAAAGTTGATACTATGGGGAAGTCTATAAATGAGACTTTACAAAGGGTCCTAGCTAATCAAAGTGAGTTAGCTTATAAACTAGATAGGGTTAATAAGTAACCCTATAAGGAGTAAATATGAAATTAACAGAGTGGTTAGAGGTAGATAAAAAACGTACTAGAAGATTTCTAGCAGTGTTTACTGCCTTTGTTTGGTTAGTAGCTATACTTATAAGCTATAGCCTATTAGTCGCAGGTAAGGATTCCATAGCTATACTAAGTCTAGTTACAGCTCAGTTTACTGCTGTTATTGGGTTTTACATGACAACAAATGCAGAGACTGACTGATGCTTAGTAGGTACGCATTAGTAGTATTAGCTACTATAGTTATAGTATTAAGTGTATATAGTAACTACTTACTTAATAAGGTGGATGCTTTAAATAGCAAGTTAGCAATTGTGGAGAGTAATGAGTTGGTACTTAAAAAATCTATAGCTACTCAAAATGAAAAAGTAGTTAAGTACGAAATTGATCTACAAACAAAAACTGAAGAGTACGATAAGTTAGTAGGTCAACCTCCAGAGATTAGATATGAGACTGTATATAAGAAAGTTCCAAATATAAAGGTAAAGAGTAATGAGTGTAAAGACATTAAAAAATTGCTTGATGATATTCGTACTGCTGGTTATTAGTGGTTGTAGCGAAAAGGTTTACGTAGATACCCCTGTCGAAGTAAAAGTACCCGTAAAATGCGAAGTTCCTAAAGTAGTATGTACTGCTGGACAAGCTACATATACAGAGGAGATTCGTGAAATGAGACTATGTATTGAAAGATATAAACAAGCTGTAGCTGTTTGTAGTAAGGATACTAAATGACTCCTACTATAATAATTAAAAGAGGTGATACTCTAGTTGTTAAAGGTAATTATAAACAAGATAATGATAGTATGATGAACTTAGCTGGGTATACTTTAGAAGTAAATATACTTAATAGTGAAACTGAAAAACCTCACATTACATTAGTTAGTACTCAACATACATCTAATAGAAGTGTGCTGATTACCAATGAAGCATTAGGAGAGTTTTTACTGGTTATGAAAGATACTGAGGTTTTAAGTAATGAGGACTATTGGTTAGATTTTAAGGTTACTAGTACTAATGGGTATGAACAAACTTCTAAAGCATTAAAACTAAAGGTTAGAAATAGGTTGTCTTAAAATGATTGAGCTTATAGTAAATCAAACAACAGTAAACTTAGAAACAAAAGCTGCAATACAAGCAGCTTTGTTAGTTCAAGAGATAAATATTTCATTAGATGTTGGACAAGTAATACCTGCAGTAGAGTTAGTTGCTGGTATACAAGGTCCTGAAGGTGCTAAAGGTGATACAGGTGCTAAAGGAGATAAAGGAGATGCATTAGTGTATAATCTTTTAACTCCAGAAGAAAAAAGTGAAGTAATAGAGCAATTTGATAGTGCAGTTGGTACTACAAGTTACGCTAATGTATTTCTAAATACTTATCTATCATAAGGAGATTATATGAGTTTAGATGCTCAAATACAAGCTGGATTTACCGCAGTAGGGAATGTGGTAAAAACTAAAATTAGTGCTAGTGAGAAAGGTGTTGCTAATGGAGTTGCTACACTTGATGGTGCGGGTAAACTTACTGCATCACAATTACCAGCATCAGTAATTGGCGGATTAATTTATCAAGGTGTATGGGATGCTAGTACTAATACTCCTACTATACCAGCAGCTGCAGCAGGTAACAAAGGATATTATTATAAGGTATCTGTTGCAGGTACTACATTAGTTGATACTATTAATGATTGGAAAGTTGGTGACTGGATTACATCAAACGGTTCAACTTGGGATAAAATAGATAACACAGATTCAGTAAGTTCAGTTGCAGGTAAAACTGGTGCTGTAACTCTTGGTACTTCAGATATTACAGGATTAGACACTACATTAAGTAATAAAGCAGCTTCTATGCATACGCATATAATATCTGACGTAACTGGATTACAGGCTGCATTAGATGCTAAAGCAACAAGTTCAAGTGTTACTACATTATCTACAAATATTGGAGCTACTAATACAGACTATGTTGCTGTGTTTAATGCTGCGCTGGTGTAGATCATGAGCTTAGACAGTAATGTAAGTGATCTAGCTACTAGAATAGGACAAGAGATAAAGGATGTAAGGGCTGATATGGCTCTTATATCTGGAGGTGGTGCTATAGTAGCTACTAGTAGTCTTGACTTTGGTAGTGCTGGGTGTAGGTATAAGTTATTTACCATAAGTGATGCAAATTTAACATCAGGAAATAGGGTTACAAATGTAGTGTATACACCTACTAGTAATAATGTACTAGGCATAGTAAAAGAGTCTATAGATGATGACGAGTTTGACTCAATTGAGTTTTCTATTAGGAGCTCTTCTGTCGGTAGTTTTCAGGTTCTTGCTAGGTCTGGCGGAATTGTTAATAACTATAAAACAATACAATATACAATACAATAAAAGGAATATGTATGGCAATAATACAAGATAATTTAGGACAAAATACACTAGAGATTGATTCAGGAGGTAGTGCGTCAGTTAAGGTAACAAACATTCCAGAAGTATCATTTAACAATGATGATTTTAGTAAAGATTCTTTTGAAAGACTTAGAGTATCTCAACCAGTAGTAGTGTTTGAAGATAGTTTTGCAGCACTTTTACCAAATGCAAAAACAACTATTTGGGAAGCTACTGCAGTAGCTTCCGGAACAGCTAACTTAACATCGAATCTTTATGGTACAGAATTAAATACATTGCTTACCAATGGTTCGGGGTATTGGATTCAATCTTATAATCATATAAGATATGCACCGGGTATTTCTACACTATTTAGAATTACATTTAACTTTAATCAGTTTGTTACATCAGTAAGACAAAGAGTTGGTATGTTTACCGACCAAGGAACTTATCCTTCAAATGCTGGAGATGGTTTTTATTTAGAAGCAGATGGAAGCACTGTATCGGTAGTTAGAAGATATATGACAACTGGAACAGCTGGAGCAGAAGAAAGAGTTAATCAAGCAAATTGGAATATGGACAAATTAGATGGAACTGGTGCTAGTGGAGTGCAACTTGATTGGACAAAGGCTCAACATTTTGTAGTAGAGTATCAATGGCTAGGTGTTGGTACTATTAGATTTGGATTCGAAACTGGACAAAATCAAGTAGTATGGTGTCATCAAATAGTTTCAGTAAATGCGTTATCTCAATCATGGAGTAGAACTGGAACATTACCAGTGAGAGCAGAAATATATGCAACTGGTGCATTATCAACGGCTGGAAAACTTACATTAATTAACTGCGTAGTTATCCATGAGGGTGATGTAGGAGATTTAAGAGGTTGGAAATATTTTGGTGGAAATAGTGGAGCTACTCCTAAAGTTGGTGGATTAGTTGCTGCCACTTGGTACCCAGTAATGGGAATTAGAGCAGCAGCAACTAATGACTTAACTAAAAGAGCAAGAATAATCCCGACTTCTGTTACTTTTTCAGTAGCTGTAGTTGCCACAGGTCCAACGGTATTGCAAGTTGGATTGATGATGCTAGCTACTCCGAATACAGGAGCAACTTATGCTGTTACTACAGGTGGTTCTGCAGCGGTTATAGATGTTGCTGCTACTGCTGCTACTGCTGTTACAGGTACATTGATATGGACCAGTATTATTCCCAATGTAGTTGGGTCGTATACATTTGATTTAAGTACACTTAACGATAATATGAATGTAATTGGTACCGCAGCATCTGGAACTCAAGCTATAACTGGAGCAGGAAACTTAACTGTTGTGGCTGGTCCTATACAAACTGCAACGGTTGGTGCATCAATAGTTGCCTCACTAAACTGGAAAGAGTTAGTATAAAAGGATATGCGATGGTAAAGGAAATGATAGAGATATTGTTTCCTGCTACTAAGAATATAGATGAAGTAGCAGGAATAATAGATAAATACAGAATGAAGTTCGGATTGAATACAGACATGAGATTGGCTCAGTTCTTGGCTCAAGTTAGGGAAGAGGTAGGACCTGAGTTTAAAGTGATTAGAGAGTCACTAAACTATAAAGAAGAGTCTGTACTAAAAATGTGGCCTAATAGAATTAGCGTAAGTGATGCTGAGAAGTATGCTAGAGATGAAGATACGCCAAAAGCTAATCAAGAAGCAATAGCTAACTTAGTATACAGTGGACGATTAGGTAATGGTGCAGCAGATAGTGATGGTGATGGTGATATGGATGCTGATGATGATGGTTGGAAATACCGTGGTGCTGGATGTCTGCAAGTGACTGGGAAGGATAACTTTGCTGAAGTACAGAAGCGATGTATGAAATATGCTGGGGTTACTGCCGATCCTGATACATTAGAAGGTAGTATACTTATGGGGATGGGGTTTTGGATTTGGAAGGATCTGCATAAGATTGCCGATTTAGGGGATCCTTATAAGGTTACAGCTGTGATAAATAAATATACAGATAGCTATGAACGAAGAAAGTCTCATTTCCGTAAAATTGCCAATCTTGTATAAGCAGGTAATAAGTTACTGTGTTATACAATAGTTGCAATATAAAAGATAGGATAAATAATGGCGATTAATAAGAATGAACTTTTAAAAGCTCTTAAGGCCGATAAGAAAGAAGCAGAACGGTTGCAAAAGGACTGGTTTATCAAACGTGAGGGATGGATTAGTGAGACTTATGGTAATGGTTATGGTAATGAGGAAGATGGTAAATCTAAGATTGTATCTAAAGATATTAAGAAACAATTAGAATGGATATTACCTGGTATTACTGATCCGTTCCTTAGTAGTGCTGAAGTAGTAAAATGCAGCCCTGTTACGTTTGAAGATGCTCACGCTGCTAGACAAAATGAGTTGTTGTTAAATACTCAATTCTGCCGAAAATTTCCTAGGTATAACTTCATAATGAAAGCCGTTAGGGTATTAGCTACTGAAGGTACAGTAGTTATACAAACTGGTTGGGACTATGACGAGAAAGTAGATGAGGAAGAAATTGAAACGGTTGAAGAAAATGACTTTGGAGAAGAAGAAATCAAAGTTGTAAAACAGCCTGTTACTAAAGTAGTACGAAATCAACCTACTGCTGTTGTATGTAGAAATGAAGATATATTTATAGATCCAACATGTATGGATAATATAGATAAGTGCCAGTTTGTAATACACCGATATGAAAGTAGTTTAAGTGCTTTGAAGGCAGATGGTAGGTTTAAAAACCTAGATAAATTAGCCAATGAGCAACATACTCTAATGGAAGAACCTGATTATTACCGGGAAGATTTGACATACTTTGAATTCAAAGATAAACCTAGAAAGAAACTGGTTGTACATGAGTACTGGGGTAACTATGACATTGACGGTGATGGTGAAGTTGAAGCTATCGTATGTGCTTGGGTAGGTAATACTATAATAAGACTTGAAAGTAATCCGTATCCTGATAAAAAACCTCCGTTTATCATTGTACCATTTAATGCAATACCGTTTCAAATGTTTGGTGAAGCATTAGCTGAGAATATTGGAGATAATCAAAAAGTTAAAACAGCTATTACTAGAGGTATTATAGATAATATGGCTAGAAGTAATAACGGTCAAATTGGTATTAGAAAAGGTACACTAGATAGTCAGAACCGTGATAAGTTTCTGCGAGGCGAAAGCTTTGAATATAACATGCAAGCTAGTCCTAGAGACTTCTATCAAGGATCATATAATGAGATTCCTAGTAGTGTGTTCAATGTACTTAACCTTATGAATAATGAGATTGAGAGTCAGACTGGTGTTAAATCATTTAGTGGTGGAATCAATGGTAATACTTTAGGTGGAACAGCTACTAGTGCTAGAGGTGCTTTAGATGCAACTGCTACTAGAAGATTGAATTTAGTTAGAAATATATCTGAAAATATGATTAAACCTTTAATGAGAAAATGGATATCATATAATGCTGAATTTCTTGAAGAAGAAGAAATAATCAGAATAACTAACGAAGAGTATGTACCTATTAGAAGGGATGACCTTGAAGGTAGGGTAGATGTGGATATAGATATCAGTACTGCTGAGGATAATGCAGCAAAAGTGCAAGAGTTAAGTTTCCTGCTTCAAACACTTGGACCTAAAGGTGATCCAGCTATTACTAGAATGATAATGGCTGATATTTATGAATTAAGTAGAATGCCTGATAAAGCTAAGATGATTAGAGATTATCAGCCTCAACCAGATCCGGTACAACAGCAATTACAGCAATTACAATTAGAGAATGCTCAACTAGAAAATGCTAAATTAAAAGCTGATATAGCTGATAAATATGCAAGAGCTAAAGAAAATGAAATTGATGCTAGATTGAAATCTGCTAAAGCTGGATTAGAAGAAGCTAAAACTAGAAAAATACATAGTGATGCAGATATGACTGACTTGAACTTCCTTAAGGCAGATCAAGGAATACCTCATCAAGAAGCAATGGATATGGAACATGCTAAGATGGGTATTAGACAAGCAGAAGCGGATAATGCTGGTGCTAGAGAAGCGTATAAAGAAATGAATAGTAGAGCTGCTAAAGTACAAGATGATGCAGTAGCTAGACAACATGAATTAGATAAACTGATGTTACAAGGTCAATTGAATAAACAACAAGGACAAGTTAATGGATAATAGTAGTTCATTAGCTTCTAATTTAGCAAATATAGAAAAACAATATAAACCTGAGTTTGCTGACTATCCGGGTAACATAGACTTGAATAATAGAAAAGTATATCATAACCCAAATGGTAGTATACAAACCGAGTATAGTATCGGTGTGGCATTTGATCCTGGAGATAATTACAGTATAAACATACCAACTATAGTAGATGGTAAGCCTGTATCTACAAATGAAGCTAAAGATCACTTTATGAAAACAGGTGAGCACTTAGGTGTTAGTTATAGAAATCCTGGTGAGTCAGTAGATGACTTTTACAAAAGAGTAGATAAGCAATCAACTGCTTTACATGAAAGACAAGATGCGTATTATAATAAAGGAAAAGATATGGCAAGTTTTATAGGTGATTTAAAACAATCTCAACAACAAGCTCAAGATGCTGACGCTTATAGAGCGTTGGTAAGACAAATGGAAGATGATAGTTTGGCTAAAAATGCAGTAGCTAAGAGTAGAGCAGAATACGATAGTGCCCATATGGGATATGGATTAACTAGAGCAGATGTAGCAAAAGCTATGGGAAGACCTACTAGTGAGGTTAGTATGGATACCCTTGGAGATGCAGAGTTACAACAACTTGGTGCTACTAAGATGGCAAATCAAAGAGCGGCGTTAGAAGCAATGGCATCATATAACCAACCTAGAGAGCAACCAACTGGTCAGGATGTAAATCCTGTAATGGCTCAAGCTGGACAAGATATGAGTGCAGGTAGACTTGGGTTAGCTGGGCAAATGAGTGGTAGAGCAGCTAATCCTGCTGTGGCTCAAAGATTCGTAGATAGTATTCCAACTCCTGGTGGTATTAATATGAATGCAGAAAAATATGTACCAGGTAGACAAACTGGGGAAAGTTCTGATATAATGCCTAGTAATGATCAAGACATTAGAACACTAAAAGCTAAAGGTGCATACTAATGTCAGAGATGGGATTGGCTGCTGCGATGAGTGGTGTGAATATGTATGGTAATGGTGACGGCCAAAGTGTAAAACATTACTACGATAAAAAGTCTATGAAAGGATCTAATATGGCATGTAAGAAAAAACCAGGGAAAAAATAATGAGTAAGAGTGGAATAGAGATTAAGAAATCTCATGAAGGTAGATTTACGCAGTACTGCGAAAATAAAGGTCATGAAGGTGTAACTTCTGAATGTATAAGAGAAGGTCTGGCTAGCAATATGGCAGCTACAAGAAAGCAAGCCCAATTTGCTAAAAATGCTAGATCTTGGGATCATAAAGGAAAATAAATGGAAATTAATATAGGATTAGCTGCTGCTAAAAGTGGTAAAGGAATGGATAGTAAAAAAGATGTAGGTGCAACTAAGGTTGCTGGAATTATAGCTAGATTGTTTGCTGATAGAACATATGCCCATAATGCACATTTGAAAACAAGTAGTTATGCTGCTCATAAAGCATTGAATGAATTCTACGATGATGTGGTAGATGTGGCTGATAGCTTAGCTGAAATGGCTCAAGGTAAATTTGGTAAACTAGATATCCCAGTAGGTCAAGTATCTAGTAATCTAAGCAGTCCTGCTGATGTACTTGAGATGTCAATCTCTGCTACAATGCAAGATGCTGAAGGGTGTTCTAATAGAGCTATTAGTGCTAAGATAGATGAAATTGAAATGTTGTACTTAAGTACAATATACAAACTAAGAGAACTACATTAAGATTTGTATAAGGTTATGGACTGTATAATACTTTCCATAACCAAAGACCAATATCATAGATGTCGGTAAAAGCTACTGAAATTCAATAATTTGTAAAACGAAAGGAATCATTATGGCAATGATCAACCAAGCGGAAACGCAAACTGAAAACTTAACTGATGAGAAAGAAATTCTTACTGTAGAGAATAACTACTGGGTTGGGCTAAAATTAGCTCTAGATAGATTAAGAGAAAATGCTGACTTTAAAGCTGTTGTACTTGAAGGATACTTCAAAGATAGAGCTGTTAATGGTGTTAGTATGATGTGTGCTCCAACTTCTGATGGTAATGTTAAAAAAGACTTACTAGATGAAATGATGGCTATTAGTAAAGTAATATGGTACTTTAAAATGATTGACCATATGGGCTCAACTAGTGAAGAGGAGTAATCCATGGCTAAAGACTTATGGGATATGACAGATGATGAGCTGGAAGCTGCATTTAGAGAAGCTAAAGCAGAAGTTGGTGAGGATATTAATCTAGATACAACTACTACAGAAGAAGATGATTTCAGTAGTAATGATGAAACAATTGAGTATGATAATTTGGAACAACCTGCACAGGATTCCGATGATGATACTAGTTCAAACGAAGAGGAAGAGGAAGAATCAGAAGATGACTCTGAACCTACTGATGAAGATCCTGACGGGGATACTGCTGAAGAGGAAGAACAAACTGAAACTGAGGAAGACAAATCTAATAAGGATGAACAACCGATAGATAAAAACGGTGAAAACCTTGACGAGTTTTTTAGTAAACAAAGTAGAGTAAGAGCGAATGGTGTGGACTACGAATTCTCTAATAAAGAGAAGTTGGAAATGTTCGATAAAATTTTCCCTCAAGCTATGGACTATACTAAAAAAATGCAAAGTATGAAACCTTACAGAAAAAGAATAGACTATATGGAACAAGTTAGTATGACTGATTCTGAGTTTAATTTCTTAATGGATTTATCGAAGGGTGATAAAGCTGCTATTACTGAGTTAATAAAACGAACAGGTGTCGACGCTCTCGAATTAGATACTGAGAATAACAACTATGTTGCTAAAAATTATGGTCGGGATGATACAGAACTAGATATAAGAGATGTAGTTTCTGGGATTAGTAACGATAAGGAGTATACTACAACGTATAATATCCTAAATTCACAATGGGATGAGACTTCAAGAGGTGAGTTCTTGAAAGACCCTAAGAAAATCAGACAGTTACATGAAGATGTAAAATCTGGATTCTTTGATGTTATTAATCCTATTGCACAAAAGTTAAAAGTATATGAAGGCGGTATTAAGAGTGATTTAGATTACTATGGTATTGCTGCTGACAAATACTTTGCTCAACTTGAGCAACAACAAGAAGCTGCTAAAAGAGATGAATTAGCTAAAAAAATGGCTAGTGAAAAAGAAGCAGAGCAAGCTAAAATCAATTCGGTTAAGGCTAAGCAAGCACAGCAAAAAACAATTGCTAAAGAGTCAGAGAAAAGAAAGGCTGCTGCCCCAACGAATGCGAAGAAGGCAGGAACAAAAGCTATTAATTGGATAGATGACCTTGAGGAAAACTATGACGATTGGAAAGCTAAACTAGATGCGAGACAATAGTCTCCATCTAATATATAAAGGAAAAACTTATGGCAACAAATTTTTATGGTAATGGTATTAATAGTTCAGTTGGTCAAAATACAATTGTACATTATTACGACAGAGCTGGTATTAATGCAGCAAATAGAGTAAACGTTTACGGACAATGGGCAGATAAAAGATCTATGCCTACTAACTATGGTAAAACTTTTAAAGTTTCAAAATTTGAACATATGTATGACAGATCGTTAAACGATACTGAGTTTGGTGCAAAAGGTTTCTTATCTGGAAGAGATTATGATACAGTAGATGCATTCCTTAACAATACAGTAGATGGTGCTGGATTAACTGAAGGTGCTGGTGCTCAAAATAAAAGAGTGCTTAAAAAAGTTACATACTCTTGTGAGTTAAAAAGATATGGTGAAATGATTGACTATACTGATGAAGTTGATTTATTCTCAGAGGATATTATCCAAACTAGATATAGAGAAGAATTAGGTGAGTTAGCTAACTCTAGATATGAGGATTTAATCCAAAGAGATATGTTAAGTACATCTACTGTAATGTATACAGGACATGCTTCGTCAAGAAGTCAAATTGGTGCTGGTATTGCTGCTAATGGTTCAGAAGATAAAGATTGGTTAGTATCATGGGATATGATCAGAGCTGCATCTAGAAAGCTATTTAGAAACAGAGCGAAGAAAAATACAATGATTGTAACTGGTTCAACAAAAATTGGTACAGAGCCTATTGCTAAAGCATACTATGCTATTATTGGTGCAGATGTTAAAGCTGACTTAGAATCAACAACAAGAGGATCTGTTGCTGAAAATGGTAAAACTGATTGGGTTTATGTTCCATCTCACAAATATGCTGGAGCTGATTCATTAGCTGAAGGTGAAGTAGGTGCAATGCATGAAGTAAGATTCATTGAGTCTGAGTCTGCGTTTGTATATAGAGGTAAAGGTGCAACTGTACCAGTTGGATACTCTGGATCATTATCATATACTGGAGAGATTGGTGTTGATGCGAAGTTTGACGTATTCCCTATTTTATTCCCTACTCAAGGTTCATTTGCAACTATTGGATTAAAAGGTAACGAAAAAATTAAGTTTAATGTTAAATCTCCTGCTGTTATCGATAGTGTAAATACTTATGGTACAACTGGGTTCTTCTCATATAACTTCTTCTATGCTGGTATTATCTTAAGACCAGAAGCGTTGTTGAAGATAGAAACGGCAGCTTCGGCTTGATTCCAAGGTATAAGGTTTATTTAACCTTATACCTGTTATACTTCGGTATTAACTTACAGAGGTATATAAATGACAAAAGAACTATGTGAAAAATTTGACGGTATAATAATACCAGAGTATAAAAACTATATAATATGTAAATCAGGTGAAGTATATTCCATTAAACGAAATAGATTCCTAGATAAAGCATTACGAAAAAGAAATCCTCAAGACATAAATAGCAAACACGATATATTTGTTAATATAGTAATTAATGGTAAAAACGCTACGGTGGCTTTGCATAGATTACTTGCAAAAGCATTCATACCAAATCCTGATAACAAAGATACTGTTAACCATATAGATGGGGATCCATCAAATAATAGCCTAATTAACTTAGAATGGATGACTCAATCAGAAAACAGTAAGCATGCACATTCAACAGGGTTGGTTAATACTAGATACACAGGATGTACTAAAAGTGAACTTACTTATGTTGAAACTGAAGTCGGCAGATATAGCAATTTAATGGAAGCAATAGATACTTTATTAGGATATAAAGTGACTAACTCTAATTTATCAAAAACTGCGTTACTTAATAAAGAAATACCGGCTAACACAACTCAAGTTCCGTTTACTTCTAACGGGTATGTGTGGAGGTATTTACCTACAGAAAAAATTGAGCCTAGAGAAGAACCTGTATACTATGATAAAGAGTTATTACATGAAGTAGAATACAAGATAATAGAAAATAATCCCCGATATGCCATTACGATAGATGGTAGAGTATATGATTTGTTTAAAGGAAGATGGCTTGCACTTACATTAACTAAAGAGAAAGGTAAAACACCTTTTTTATCATGCAGTTTAAAAAATGTAGATAATGGTAAATATAGCATAGTGAGAGTGTCTAGATTAGTAAGTAAGTATTTTCTTAAAATGTGGCCTAATGTTGGATTTAAAGATGGTAATGTTCTTAACTGCCACGCTAATAACTTATTTGAGATTAACCCATCACATAGAGGAACTTGTGTAGTAGCATACAGGTTATCATGGAAAGAACAAGTAGTTGCTTCGTATAACTCATTATCTGAGGCTGCGGCTGAAATAGGTGTTACACACTCTACATTATCAGATTGCGTATTCGCTAACTTAAGTATACCTATACCTTCAGAAAATGATGTGGTAAGTAAGTTTCCCAGTAAAAGAGGAGGGTTTGTATATAGAGGTTTAAGAGAATAGTAAGCATAAGTAACATATAATACAACAATGTATCACTTTAAAGTTAGGTAGGTTTAAGCCCTCTCTAACAAATAAAAGAATAAAATACAAATACTAAAAATCAAAAAGGAATTAGGAATGGAAGATTTATTAGATATTGATGAACTTAGAGCTGAAGCTACTGGGTTAGGAATTCAATTTGCACAAAATATCGGTGCAGAAAAATTAAAAGCAAAGATTGATGCGTTTTACGAGTCTCAAGAGACTTCAGGTCAAGAACTCCAAACTGCTATTGCAGCGAAGGAAAAATCTGAAGAGAAATCTGCTGAGAGTGGTAATGTTGCTTCTAGTAAAAGAGATAGAATTGCTGCAGCTAAAAAAGCAGCTATGGTTGAAAGAACTGTAACTATCGTTGATAATGATCAAAGAGTAAATAGCCAAAATACTACAGCAGTAGTAAATTGCTCAAATATTCACTTTGACTTAGGTACAATGGTTATCCCATTGAATGTGCCTGTTAAAGTTAAACAAGGTCATATTGACGTGTTAAAAGACTCTACTATCTCATTACATGTTAAAGATCAAAGAACTGGGTTAAGTGTACCTAGAGCTGTACCTAGATACTCAATTACTGATGCATCGTTAGCTATTTAAGTTTATAGAGCTCTCTATCTAGAGAGCTTTAGTAAATTTATAAAGGATTTATATGGCAACTGATATCGTCGTAACAGATATAACTAATGGTAATTTAGATAGTAATAATGATTGGGTTGGTACTGGTATATTTGACGTGCTAATGAATGCTGTTAGTAAAAATATAGACAGTCAGTACTTAAAAGGTAGAATAACAGGATCTGACTATGCCAATGTGTACCTTGGGGCGATGCAAACAGTTATGGCTCAAAGTGTTGAGTATGTAATGAAAGAGAAAGTATCAGAGGCTCAAGTTGACAACATGGTATCTGATACTGGATTTAAAGATAGAGAAATCACAGTAACTGAATTGAATGGTCAAAAACAAAGAGCCCTAATGGATGAAGAACTTAGACTTAAGTATGTTGAACGAGTTATCAAGGATAAAGCAGCTGCTGATATGGGACTTGATAATGTATATAAGCAAATAGAAGAAGCTAAAGTATTAAATCCTGACTATGTGTATTCACCAAAATATAAGGAGGTATAATGGCTAGCAAGTTTGTAATAAACAAAGGTATAGATAATGAGTATATTTTTACTATAAAAAAGAATGGTAGTACTGAAGCTATTGTAATAAAACCTAGTGACACCTTCGTCTTTAAGTTAGTAAATCTAAAAACTGGTGTAGTAGAGTACACAGTAAATGCGAGTACATTAGATGCGATTAATGGTAAAATAAAAGTGGTAATCCCTGCTAATGCAACTACTAACTTAGTAGTTGAAGTAGGGGATAGATGTGACTACTATAAAAGAAAAGCTACATATAAAGGTAATATAGAATGCAATACGGTAGATAATGGTAAGTTCATAGCTAAGTTAACTAAAATATACGTGGAGTAGATTTATGGATATTGAGATTCCTTATACTGATGTAGAGTTAGTTCCATATGTAGATATTGAAGTACCTTCTGAAGTTAGTATTGATAGTACTGATTCTAAAGCACTAGATATCACATTTGACAATAATGAGTATAGTATCGTTGGTGATGATATGGTTGTCGTTACTAAATATGATGATGCTCCTCAATGGCTTAAAGATACTATTGATAATATAGTTAATATAAAAACTGCAGTTGCAGTAGGAAATTTAAATACTGTAAAAGAAGCTCTTGATGTAATGCTAGGTGAGCTTGATATTGCTAAAAATACTTATCAATTAAGCATTATTAGTAGTGACGATATTAATCAAAGAATAACTACTGCTATAACTAGTTTAAATAGTGCATTGAGAGATGCCGATGCTACAATACTAGACATCGCTAATACTGCTGTTACTCCAAGTGAAGCTAGTGCTATTGCATTAAATACTCTAAGTGCTAGTCTGAGTTCTAATGGTGAGATTGGTAGTGCTATACATAATTTACAAACAGCAATGACTACATTGCAAGGCACTACTGCAGAAAGTATAAGTTATCTAGAAAGTACTATGGAAGGTGAAATTACAGGTAATGCTCAGGCTATGCATGTAATAAGAACTTACGTAGGTATTGACGATAATGGTGTTAGTAATGGTACTGGGTTGTTGTCTGATGTAGCCATACTACAAAAACAAAATGACGGTGTGATAGAGACTGTAACTGGTACATATAACGTAATGATAAACCCTAAGGATCCAAATCTAGCAGAGTTAGTACTAACAGCAGAACCCTACAAGAGATGGAAGGCTGCAGATGTAACAGGTATGGATACTAGACTGAAACATATAGGAGATGTGTATATAAAATATAGTGTTACTGCTAATGGAGCTAGACAGTATATAGAAAGCTATAAATTTATACGAACTATAGTAGATGCGAGTGATGCACATAAATCTACAGATGCTGAGGGGTTTACATGGGCATTGATAGTAGATCAAGCTGCACAGGATGCATACAATCAAGCACTAAATGCGTATGACCTAGCTGATAATAAGAGAAGGGTGTTTACTGCAACACCATATGGTCCGTATGATATTGGAGACCTATGGACTAAGACTGTAAGTGGTGGAAGTACTCTGTATAAAGCTACGGTAAAAAGAGTTAGTGGGTATGTAGCAGGTGACTGGGTAGTAGCAGATGATGCAGGACTAAATACGTTCGTAAGTACTACGTACACACCCGCAGTAACGAGTCTACAGAATCAGGTAGATGGAAAAATAGAGAGTTGGTACACACAAAGCACAAGTGATCCTAGAACTGCATGGACAGATGCGGCAACTAGAGTGAAGCATGATGGAGATTTGTGGTACCAAACGAACACATTTCTAAGTTACTGGTATAGCAGTGCTACACATAGTTGGAATTTAATCGAAGATAAAGCCGCTAGAGACGCATTGGAGAATGCAGCAACTGCTCAAGCTACTGCTGATGGAAAAATAAGTAGTTATTACATGGCTACTCTAGCTAGTGCTCAAAATATGAGTACAGCATGGACTGCATTAGAGAAAACTAATAATGCAGGAGATTTAGTAGTAATATATAATGATGCTACACTAGATAATAATGGTACATGGAGATGGAATGGAACTAGCTGGGAAACTACTAGAGATAAAAAATTAGTATCATTAGCTAGTGATGTGACTACGTTGAGAACAGATTTGAATAGTGGTGCAGGGACGTGGGTTACTGGAGATACGCAAGTTACTAATAATTTAACAGCGGTAATTGAAGACACAAAGGCCACAATAGAAAGTCAATGGAAGTATAATAGTAATCTAACACTAGATGGTATAACGTATAGTACAGGGTTTGGCTTGGCTACTAGTTTAACTACTGGAAGTGAGTTACCTACAGGAGCAAGTGAGTTTTGGGTTAAAGCGGATAAGTTCAAACTAATGAGTGCTGATGGTAATAGAAAAAGTGCTTATAGTCCGTTTACTGTTGATAGCACTACTGGTAATATTACGTTTAATGGAGTTGTAAGTTTTAGTAATATAAGTAATACCCAAGGCAGTGGTACTAATTTGTTATATAACTCAGCTCCAAAAATTGGTAATGAGACAAAAGGTTGGAGTATTGGGTGGAGTAATCATGGATTGTCTTCATCATTAAATGCAGGATTTGACCAGTGGAGACCTACAGGAGGGGCTAGCGTATATGTAGTTGTTCCAGGTAATCCAGGTATTGGAACTGTGTTTGATATTAATAATAGTAGGTTTCCTGTAGTGGCTGGTGTACGGTATGAAGCTAGTGCCTATGTAAGTTCACATAGATGCAATAGTTGGGTTGCATTAGCATGGTTTGATAGTAATGGTAATTATATTAATGAGAGTACAGGTACGTCTAATGGAAATGCTTCAAATGGTCCATTAGCAAATTGGAGCAGATCAACAATGTTCGCTACAGCGCCTAGTAATGCCGCTACTGCACAGTTCTATGTAAGAAGCAGTGTAACTAGTGATAATCCGTACTGCTTTGTAGCGTATGCGTATGCTGGTGTTGCATCGGCTAATCAAACAATTACAAGTAACTGGAGTGAAGGTTCAAGCGCAGGTGTAAGTAGTAGTGATGTAGTTAGTGATATTAATAATGGATTAACTACGACTATTAATGGCGGGAAAATAACTACTGGGAGTATTACTGCTAGCCAAATAGCTGCTAACAGTATTAGTGCTGATAGAATAAATACAATTGGATTGATAGCAGAGAATATAAGTGCAAATGTTTTATACAATAAAGGAGCAAATGAATCAAATTATTCAATGAAAATAGATTTAGTAAATGGGGAGTTACATATAAGATGAGTTTATACATAGGATCAGATTATAATGGAAAAAAAATTCTACACATAACCAATGGATCTCACGATTTAAATACAATGAAGTCTGGAATTTTTTCTAGTACAGTATTTCACAATGATATGCTATTTAATACATATAAGTTAATATCTATAACTGGACAAGAAAATGCTGCAGCAGCAACAAACGATGTTCCTTCTCCAGTTTATGTTACTCCTGATGTATCAAGAATGCATAATCATTTTACTGTATTACAATGTGATTATGATAGCATAAGAACATACGGATTAAAGCCAGGAGCATCTATATACTATTTAAATTCTAATAAAAATTCAATAGATTTTCCAAGTAATTTAGGTTTTGTAAATCCAAATACAAAAGGATCTTACAGCGGATGTCCTGGAATGTCAACCTATAATAAAGCAAATACATACATAACATCTAGCAATTGTCAGCCATGTTTATGTTGGTGGAGAAATAGAACTCAAGAAATAAATTGTCAGCTTCCAACTGTTAGCAATCCTGGAATTTCATTTATTTTAATTATATATAAAATGGAAAGTTCATTTGGTAGTGGAGTTAATATTTCAAATAGTAATATTCAAATAGGTTCTTTAAATTTAAAAAATTTTAAATATGTTTATAGTGGAACAATAAATAATCATCCATCTTCAATACAGGTTACTCCATATATTCAATTAATTGATTCATCTCAAATATATGGATCAGTTGGAATCGTTTCTGATCCAGGAAAAGTATGTCTTACTGTTGGAGGACATAATATAATAGCCACTGATAGAAACTATTACGATATAACTGGTGGAACATCTGTAACAATATATGGATACAAACCATCATATGATCAGCAATGGAGTGTACATTATATATGTGCAACATTAGGAAATTTAATGTATGTTCAAGTTATTCATTATGGAGAAATATTATTTAAAGGTTATATATCAAATTATACTAATTTCTCAGTTGTTATATACAGAAGAGAGTATCCTTTGATAAGTGTATATTTAAATACAGTTAATGGTGGCTTATATTTTTATATTAAAAATAGCAATGCACTTGAACCATCAAATAGAACAATGCCATTTGATGTTTATTATAAATATTTGTAGCTGAATAAACAATATGTTATAATTAAAATTAAAAGGAAATAAAATGGCGATAACAATACAAATGGATACTACTATAGATGTAGTAAGTAAATATAACGAGTTGGTGCAAGAAGCACTTGGGGATGAGTCACTATACTCTAGAATGAAAGAGAATCTAGTTGATTTGCTAGCTGATGGTAATTTAAAAGCTACAGATAAAGCGAAGACTATAGCTGATGCGGTGTCACATATGGCAGTTGGGTTGAGTGGTCAAGTAATGGATACTGCAATTAAGTGGGCGGCTCAAGAGAAAGAGATGGTGCTTAAAAAAGCAGAGCTAGAATATAGATTGGCAGTGTTAGACAAAGAAAGTGCTAAAGTTGAGCAAGATGTAGAAAATGCTAAAGAAGCGAAGAAACTAGCTCAAGCTAAAAGACTACGAGAGTATGGTGTAGCTACTCTGGATGGTAACGGTAACGTAACTGGGCTTAGTGATGCTGGATTGGTTTGGCAACAACAAAAACTAGTTGAGAAACAAGTTGAACAAGGAACTGCAGCAATTAGTAAAATCGAGGATGATAAATTGACTGCAGCGAAACAAAGGTTAAGCATCGAGAAACAAACTGAGTTGTATCAAAGACAAAAAGAAGGGTTTGATGATAACAAGTACCAAAAACTATTTGAAACTCAAATTAATGCTTGGGGAGTTATGTTCTCTAGTGGAATGCTAACTACTAAACCTTCGATTATAGATAGTGATAAAGTGTCTGAATTGTATAACTCATTAACGGCTAATCTATGATACTAGAGCCGTTAGTTGAGGATGACATCGCAGTATGTGTAAACTACATATGTGATGAGGTGGAGTTGCTTGGTGGTAATACTAGACTAACGGCTGTTAAAATGGAAAACGCAATTGAAGGTAAACTAGGCTGGAAAGTTACTGATGGTGATATGTTAGTTGGGTTTGCTGTTGTTGAAGAGTTTGGTGCTAGTGTGTTGGTTACATCTTTAGTTGTATCTAGAGATAAACGTATTGGAGAAGCTACTTGGTTATTGTTTGATGCGGTGCTTAAATTTGCTATGGGTAGAAGTTTAGTGTATATACCAATACATAAAAATATGTGGGCTAGTAAGTTATGTGTAAATGGTGTGATTGATGTAATACGAGCTAAAGAATGGGTGACTAAATTGGAGGGTAGATATGGGAGGAAGTAGTTCTATAACATATAGTAGTTTACAAGTACAATCGTTAATGGATCATCCTGAAAAGTGGTATAAAGCATCTATGAGAGAGGCTTATAAAAATATACCTACTGGTATGCGTAGTGTTATGAATTCATATGTACATAATATGATAGAGGCTAGAAGTATGTTTAACGATGGATTTCTAACTAGTCTTGGGTATAATCCTAGGGAGAGTATTAAATACCGAGTAGTTGATCCAGATCTGGTGTTGAGTTGGGCTAGAAGTAATATCAGTAGTGTAGTAAGTAGTGTTAGTGAGTACAAGTTTGCTACTCCTACTATGGAAGAATTGGCACTAGAGTACCTACAATACAATTACAGTGGGATGAATTTAGCCGATAAAAGTTTCCTCATATCTGGTGTTAGGTGGTACTTGTCTGGAGTGACTGTAGTTAGTGCCTTTGGCAGTAATGCTACATGTTACGAAGATAAAACAGTTACTGTAACATCCTATGCAGTGAGTAATGGAGTTACTGTGGTAAGTATATCTGATACAATAATTTCAATTAATGGTGTTAACTATTGGTCAGCTATACTTAGTTCTGGTAGTGCTAAAATTCCTGTTAAATATACAACTATTGCCTGTCCTGGGATTAACTCCGATATCATAAACAGCATAATATTAACATATGATGGTAAAGAATACTTATGTGAAGAAGTGTATGAGGAGAGTTTGGTGTACAGTACCAAGATAGTTGTGTCTGTAAAACTAGATGTGAGTGGCGAATTAGTTGTTACAGGTAAAAACAAGGATACATCTTATGATGTGTGGTCTCCTCGGTTCTACACTATGATAACTAAAGGTAAAATTGAAGAGATTGTAGGACAAGTAAAGTCCGAGATTGCTACTACGATGTCTGGATTAGTTGAAAGGTTAATATTTAAGTATGTCCTAAACGGTACTGAAAAAATAATGGTAGCAGAAATTAGTGAGGAGATGGTTAGCGGGTTAGCTAATGCAAAAGCGTATCCTATTATACCTTTACGGGAGAACTACGCCTTTACTAATGAAAATAGTAATATGAAAACTATACTGAATAAACTAGGTATGAGCAAAGATGATTTTGAGAAATCCCTAGACGATAGTAGGATTAAAAATGCAGCGATACTATTCGTTGTAGATATTGAAGACTCTAGTAAGGCTGGTAATAAGTATATATTTGAGACTCTAGTTAATATGGTAACAACTACTACAATAGGTCCTAAAAATAGTGAAGAGACTACCTACCACTTGGATTACGGGTTTAGTGACGTTGATATGAAGACTAAAGTATCATTCAGTATAAAATTTGTAGATGGTAATGTTGCAGAAGTTGGAGAGTATGTAAGAGACTCTGTTAGTGAATCTTCTCAAGCACGGGATACAGAGACTAACGCTATAGTAACTGCTATAGACACGTATCAGGTAATTAGAAAACAAGTAAACGAGATATACTACCAAGAATTAAAAATCATATGGAGTAATACTAAATGGGAAGTCGGAGGTTATAAGATAGATGGAGAGGCTACTTATATTCCTGTAGTAGATATCGGTCTTGAGACTCTTAATTATGAAGACTTATGCTATATCTTAGCGTTATCTACTAGTATAATGACTACTGCCATTACTACAGTTAAAACTAAATGGTATCAAAGTGGATTTTTTAAGTTCATAATGATAATTGCAGTAGTTGCATTGACTATAGTTACTGCCGGTGCAGCCAGTCCTTGGTTAGCTCCTTTGATATATGCTGCAGGTGCAGTATCTGTTATGCAGATAATGGGTATAAATACAGGTACACTTGGACAGATAATTCAAGTAGCTGGAATAATAGCAGGAGGATATACGGCCGCAGTAGATCAAGTAGGTACTCAAGCAGTACTTACAACTGCAGATACTCTCGTTAAATTGGCTGCTATTGCTTCAGAGATTAATCTCCAAGGGGTACTAGAAAGTATAGAAAGTAAGAGATCAGCTAAGCAAGCTGAGTTAGAAGCAAGCGGTGAGAAAATACAAGAAATGTATGACTCAATGCAAAATGGGTTGTGGATGGGTGTGTCTGATAGAAATCCAGATATGTTATACGCAATGAGCAGCACACAAATGATGTGTAACTATGACGTACTATATGACTATGATGGGCTAATAGATAGACAAGTGAAAAGTGTTGGTATTTAAGAATACTTAAGATATAATAGAAACAAAAAAAATAAGTGAGGTGTGATATGGCTGATGGATTAGCATACTCTTTGTACAATCCTACACAAACTGAATTAGCAGGTGTAGCTGATAGTTATAATAAACTTGGAGGATTACAAGGTACTGGTATGGATTTTAAAACATGGACAGGTACTCAGGGTATATCTACTAGTGCGGCAGATCAAAATAATGGTATGTTTGATTGGTTAAAGAGTGATAATATGAAAGGTATTAGTACTATAGGTGGGTTAGGTTTAGGTGCATTTAATATATGGAATTCTATGAATGCTCAAGAACAGGCTAAGAAACAATGGGAAGCGGAGAATGCTAGAGCAGATAAAATTCTTGGTATGAATACAGAAAGATATGAGCAATGGAAAGCTGATAAAAATAGATTAAATTCTCAATATGCGTAAGGAGTAGATAGATGGGTGGAAGTTTAATACCAGATATAGGTAATCTAAATGCTAATACATTTAGATCAATGAATAGTTATCTTCAAGCAGCTGCTAATACAAGTAATGCATTAATGAAACCGATTGAGGTATTAAACTCTCAAGTTCAATACAATGAAAATCAGAAAGCTGCAGAAGAGAAAAAACGTGAATGGGATATAGCTAATGCTAGAGTTCAGACTGAGTTTGATCAAAAACAACAAGATAGAAATGCTTTAAATACATACTATAATGAAATAGCTAAAGGTCCTCAAGTTGTTGGTGGAATACTTAATTCAGGAGAGTTTCAAAAACAAACAGATAAATATAATCTAACTCCTGAAGAGATAGCATTTAGCAATGCAAATAAAATAACTACTGCAGATCAAGCTAGAGCTTTAGGTAAGACTGATCTAGCTACTAAAATGGAAGGGCAAACTAAGTTAAGTGGGCTTGCTGATATGATGTATGCTCAAGGTATGTTAAATCAGTCAAGACCAGAGATGTATGAAAATGCTATTAGTAAAGTAGTTGATGCTGGATTAGTTGTACCGAAGGAAGCAGTAGCATCTATTGATGCAGCTAGGTTAGCCGAACAAACTGCAGCAGACGCAAAAATAAAAGCCAATACAGAAAGTATAGCTCAATTAAATAAGGATCAAAAAGCTGACCTATGGAAATTGGTAAATGCTAGAAGTGGTGGAGATACTATAACAGATGCTGAAGGTAATACTGTAAGTATACCTGGACTTACTAAGGAAGTTAAGGCTGATAATAAAGCTGCAATAAAAGCTACCAGTACTATACAAGATGCTGTTAATAAACTTGGTTTAGATTCAGATGATAAGAAAGCTTATGCAATAAAACAAACTAATGAGTTGGTTAGTGCTTTAGTTGAGAAAAATGTACCTATAGATGCTGCTGCAGATATAGTTACTAAGAGTATGGAAAATAAAGAGAATAACCCATATCTAGCTAAAATTGGGTTTGGTGATAAAGGTGCAGCATTTGATAAGAACTCTATAAGTACATATGCTGATGCATTACTAAAAACATATAAGCCTACAGACACTGTAAAACAAACTGGTGGAGATGGTATACCATCAAAGTTTGAACTTGCTAAAAGTTTAGTTGATAGCAATGCTTTAAGTACTAGTATGGATGTTGCTAAGCTTAATGCTGAAAAAGACTTATTACTTAAAAGCCCAGAAGAGAGAAGACAAACTAAAATAGATTCGTTTGTAAGTGGATTAATGAATCCTACTAAGACCGTAAATACAGCTACAACAAAAGTAGAGGGAAATATACCTGTAGAAACTAAAGCTCCTAAAGCTTTGGTAATGGCCGAGGGTGTTAGAGATATGCCGTATAAAGATACTGCCGGTGTTACTACAGTAGGTGTTGGGTATGCCTTTAATAAACCTAGGTCTGAGATAGAAGGTGACTTTAAAGCAGCAGGTATTTCATTGGATAAAATAGATGGCCTAATGAATATGGATGGTAAAACTAGATTGACACCTAAAGAAATATCGTCGTTAACTGACGTAGCATATGATAGACACGGTGTACAGAAATTAAAAGGTATAGGTATTGATATAAGTAAACTAGATCCGACTTTGGCTGAAATAGGTGTAGTACAAGCCTATAGAGGTGATATAGTTAAAGATGGTGATGGGTATAAAGGTGAATTATATAAGTATTTGAAAAATAATGACTTAGAAGGTATGAAAAAGTATGTTGAAACAACTAAAGGTTTACCTAAAGAAGTTAAGACTAGAATGGAATTGACTACTAATAGAGAAGGTCCTATTACTGAAGAACAATATAAGTACAATACTGCTAATAAAAAACTAGATAAAACTGATTGGTCTAAATTTAGTGATAGTGAAATAGCAGATGTTAGAAGTTCCTTAAACCCTAATAATTCTGTTGATAAAGCTATACTTGATGAAATAGATGCTAATCGTAAAATAGACTACAAAAGTGAAGCAGCTAAGCTAAAAGCTCAAATGGATAGTTTGAATTTAAAAGGTATAAATACAAATGAAGATATTTTAAAATTTAATGATGCTCAAGCAAAGTATAAAGATGCTATTAGTAGAGCTACTGAAAAAGATAAAAAAGAATTATACTCTAGTAATTTATTTGAGTTAATGGGAGTTGTCCCTAAAAAAGATAAGTCTACTAAGTATACTTTAGGAAAAGACGATAAGGCTGTACAAACAGAAGAGGGATTGGGAGATTTAACTGCTACAATGTTACCTTGGGGTAAAATAGTAGAACCTGTAGTACCGATAGTTGGTAAAACTTTAGGGTATGCTAGTGATGTGTTATCTCCTGCTGTTAAAGGAGAACTTGTTCTTGGAGATGCTGTTACTAAGCAATTACCTAACTTTGGTACTAAAGCAGAATGGACTAATCCTAGTGCCATAGTTGCTACAAATAAAATGGAAGGTGTTGGTGCTAAACAAGTGATAGAAGGGTCAAGTCCTAGAGGAGTTGAAGCAGATAAGGCTATAGGGTTAGCTAGACAAGCTAGAGAGGATTTAAGAAATACTGTACCTACTAATAATAGTAACTTAGACTACTTTAGTAATCAAAGTTTTGACAAACTTAATATAAAAACTCCTACTGACGCAAGAATGTTGCTTAATGGAGTAATAGAAGCCAGAAAAAATGGCCAACTTACAGATGATGCTATGTTAAATATGGTATCTAAACTTAATGATACTAACTTAATTAACACTAGAGAGTTAATGGAAGCTTTAGATAAAATAGGTTTCAAAAGATAAGTAAAGCCTAATCTAATATAATATACGTTAAAATAGACGTATATTATATTAAAGGCAATACTTTGGCAACTAACATAGAACAACAATGGGCAGAGTCTAATTTAAATAAAGACTTAACGCAGTATAACGCTACAAATACAACAATTAATAACAATGAAGAAGTAAAACCTACAAGCATTACTGATAAAATATTCGGTTTAGATAAAGCACGAGAGAGTAAAGTAAATGCACTATCTAGTAAAAGTAAGTTAGATGGGTATGAAGATGTTACTATAACAGGATTAAATGATGCTGATACCGTTACATTATCAGACGGTAGAACAGTAAGGTTAAATGATCCACTACATAGATACGATGCTACTGAAATAGAACATAAAAAAGATGATAGTATATTTGGTAAATTAAAAGAAGCTATTACTTTTGGTAAGTCTAACTATGCAGAAGATCAGCAAAGAAGACATGCATCTATGCTACTTGGTAAACAACCTAACCAAGTTACAGATCAAGATTTAATAGATGTTGGAAATATGCAACAAGTACAAATGTTATCTGACTTAACTAGAAGTGCAGGTCAAGATAGATGGGAAGCTCCTTTAGTACAAGGTGTAGGTCAAGCTGATTTAACAAAAGGACTTGATATAAAAGCTAGACTAAAAACTGCTGTTGGTGGTTCAGATGGTAGCGGAAGGGTACTTGGTAGTTTAGTCAATCCAGAAACTGGTATAAATGTAACTAGTGAAACTGCAGTAGATCCTAGACTTAATGCATTTGCTCCAAAAGCATTAGAGTATGGATATAAAACTACTGCTACTGGTGAGAAAGTTGATACTTTAAATAGAGATAATTATCTTGGTAATTTAGTAGATGCTACTCAATATGGACTGGGATCTGCTGCTGCAAGAGTAGGAGATGCTGCTGGTGACTTACTATCTAGAACTGCTAAAGAAGTATATAAAGCTTTACCAGGAGATACTACAGAAGAACAAGCGTCTGCTGCTATAGGTAATGCCTTAAAAGGTCTTGGCTATGATGATAAAGGAAACTTTACTGCATTAGATAAATATAAAACACAAGATGAGTATGGATATGATTCACATAGGATAAATGAATACGTTGATAAGTTCAAGAGTGTAGTAGGTGACCCTAAAGCTTCATTGTTTGATAAAGCCAAAGTTACTCTTGAAGGTGTGCTTCATGGTCCAGAAGTATTGGCTAGTAGTTCAGGGGATATGTTACTTGGTATGACTGGTATTCCTGGTATGGCTTTAATGGCTGCTGGTGAGTCTAATGAAATACTAGATAAGAGGGCAGAAGCTAAAGGCACAAAGGATTTATCTACTGTTGATTATGGTATATCATTAGCTGCTGGTGTAGTGTATGCAGCTGTAAATATGCTAACTAAAGGTAATGCTGGTTTAGCTGATGCTAAAGCTACAATAATAGAAGCTGCTAAGCATATGGATAAAGATACCTTACTTGAAGTTGGTAAAAAATTAACTAAAGATGGAGCTGAGGAAGGGCTTGAAGAGATTTTCCAAGGAGCTACTGAAGTAGTTGGTGAAAAATTATTTACACCTAAACAAAATGAAATATTAACAAAAAATACAGCTATAGATTTAGCATCTCAAGGTGCACTTGGTATGGGTGGTGGTGTTACTGGAGCTGTTGCAGGGGACTTAGCAAGAAGTGATGTGTCTGGTGTAGTAGATAAATTTAATGAAGTTACAGGTAGAGATAAAGAAGAACCTACTACCACTACAGTTACCTCACCAACTAAACCAGAGGCTTCTAGCTTAAAAGATACTCACTCTGATGACTTACTAGGACAGTTGCATGGTAAACTTGCAGACTTTGACGCTAAAGCGTCAAGAGGGGAATCTATAACTAAAGAAGATTTTGATTCGGCTAGAGCTATTAGAGATGAGTTAGCTGCTAGAAAAGCCGCTGAAGTAGTTAGTGCAAGTGTAAAAGGAAATAGCTTAGGTAGTATATCTGATATAGAGAAAAGTATAACTGATTACTTTACTGAAAAAGGAATATCACACGCTGATGATATGCCTATGAGTGAGATAGTTGGTGATATGATAACTAAGCATTTAGATAAAGAAGAACTTGCTGACATACAAATTGCACTTAAAAATGTTAAAGATGTTAAAGATAAAGTTACTTGGGATAAGACTATTGACGATGCAATAGAAGCTAGGCTATCTTTAGAGAACCTAACTGATAGTGCTGCGGCATCTAGATTGGGTGTAATGGTTGAAGGTATTGCACCTAAAGAGGATAGACTTGGATATACAGAATATGCTAAAGATGCCTTGAATGGAAATAGAAAATCATTTGACCATATGACTAGATTTATTGGTGTTCAAAATCAAAAGATAGATACTTTAGAAGCTCAACATACCGAGTTAGTAGATAAGGTTAATGCTCAAATAGACGGTATACTTGAAAAAACTAAAGGGAGTGTAACTAGACAAGACGTAGTTACTGCTATGGCTTATGCTAAAGCTGGTGATAAAGCTTTAATAAGTACAGATGAAAAAACTAGACTTGCTCCTATCGCAGATAAAGTAGCTAAAGCTATTGAAGCTACTGGTGCTAATTTCTGGAAGACTATATCTGTTGAAGGAGATACTGAAACTAAGTACTCAGAAGAACACTATAGTAGAAGTGATAATGTAGGTAAATTTAAAAGTAGATACTTTGATGTAATACCTGAGATTGCTGCAGAACTTGGTGTAAAAGATATAAACTGGAATGCAGGCAAAGAAGTGTCAAATGTAGCTAAAGTAATGCAGTATATCAAAGAAGAAGTAGCTGACATGGATAGGTTACATAGGTATATAGGTGAAACTAAATTTGGTATAAAACCTGAAGAAAGTACTACATCTACTGTACAACCTGAAAGTGGCACTACTGTAACTCCTGGGGATACTGGATCTACTACTGTAACACCTGAAGAAGAGGTTACAATTACTGATGTGGAAGAGACTACTGTACCAGAAGAGACTACTATAACTACTAATGATACGTTTGGCGGATTTGACACTGGAAAGACTTACACTAGAGAAGAGATTGAGCCGTTTGTACGGGATATGATTACAAACAGAGTTGAAGACTCTGATGCTAAGAGAAAGTTCTACAAAAGTAACAAAGAAGTTATAGACAATATAGTAAAAGATGTGCATAAAGAAAAAACAACCCAAAAGAAAACTGGAGACTATATTCAAGATGAAATACTAAATGTAGATTTAGAAGCTTTATCTGATGATGCTGAAGGGTTGGCTAAATTACGTGAGATAGCTACTAAAAACGTAGGTACTAAAGATGATGAAATTAGAAAATTAGTAGATGCTAAACAAAAAGAGGCAAAGGAGTTACTAACAAAACGTATTGATGCTATAGTTAATGATGGTTCAATTAGTCTATCTGAAGCCCTACATACATTGGATTTAATGGAGAGTATAAGAGAGACAGCAAAAGCTGAGATAGAAGCATTAGAAAAAAATGATGTTGTAGTTACTGATGCTGCTAACAGAATAGAAGATATTAATAAAGAAATATATGAAGCAATGAAAGCTAAAGATGAGTATAAAGCATTAAGCAAAAACTATGGTGAGTTAGTTAATAGATATGAAAAAGAATTAGCTAATAAAACTACAGAGTTTAATAAATTGGTGACTGAAGGTAAAAAATCTATAGGAGATATTGCTATAGATATATCCGACAAAAATATTCAAACTAAACTTGGTAAGTTGGTTAATGAATTAATTGCCGAACTTAAAGTAGTTCAAGCTAACATCGTAGATGGTATCAAAAAAGGTATAGCTAATATTAGAAGAGTAACTACTATACTAAATAAAACTAAAGACAATAAACTAGCAGTAGATAAAAAGATAGACGAGTTAGAAGCTAAGATAGCTGATCTAAAATCAGAGAGAAAGTCTCTGTACAGTAAACCTGTAAAGGAGTTGATAGCTGAGCGTAAAGAGTTACGTAGAGAAATAGCTGATACTAGAAATGAAACCAATATTGCAAAAGATATAGCTAGAGGTGTGCAATATGCTAAAGCCATGTTAGTTACTAGTAAAAAAGGTAGTGTAGGTAGTAAAGCTGCAGCTAAAGGATTAAAGCCTGTACCTATGGATATTAGTAAAATAGCTACAGTAGTAAATGGAAAAGCTGCTAGTACATTGGCTAATGCTAAGTTAGAAGAAAAAATTGAGGCTGTAGATAATATGATAGCTAGATTAAAAGATAATGGTATAGTTCCTAATAGTATTGGTGATACAGACTTAGCTAGATTTCCATATTTAATGTTACTGTTAGATGAAAAAGGTAATGTAAACTATAACGTGGCAGCAGCAATTACTACGGCAATAGCTGGCTACATAACAGAGAATAAAGTATCCTTAACACAATTGACTCCTAGAGATATGGAGTCGTTCTTTGGTATAGATGAAAATGACACTGCTGGACAAGCTGAAGTAATGCACCTTGGTATACCTATCAAGTATGTAACTAACAATATAGCTAAAGATATAAGTAAGCTACTTGGCATAAAAGCGAAGTCTCCAGAGATGGCAGAAGCATACGAGAAAGTAATGCTTGGATTAGCACAAGCTGCAATCTATAGTGAAATGGGTACATCATTACGAGAAGAAATTGCTGAGTATGGTGATGTAGGTAAGGTAATTACAGTGAAGTTAAATGACACTGCAGAGCTAGGTACGATTAAAGATACTGCGGTAGCGTTAGACGATAAGTTCAAAGTAGATTTAGAAAAGAAGACATTTAGAACTGAACCTAGAGATATTAAACCTGAAGATGTAAAGATACTACGAAATGATTTCACTAAACCATCTGAAGAACAAGCAAAAGCTATAGTTAAATATACTAATCTTGGTTGGTATCCAATTAAAGAAGTTGTGGAAGTACTAGATGGATTAGATGATGCTACATTAAGTAAATTACTAGGTAAGAAAGACTCTACTGGTGATCTAACTAAGAGTATGCAGGAATCTATTAGAGGTAAAAATCTACAAATTGAATCTGATATAGAATATATGAGAGATATGGTAACTGCAGTTAAAGAAAATAAGCTAGATAATGGTGCGGCGTACTTTGATTGGGGTATATGGAAAGTTGGTAGAAATGCGATAGATAGCTCAGGGTTTAATCCTCAAAGTATTAAGTTACATAGATATATGGGTACATATAAAGCTCAACGAGGCACTGTTAAACCTGGAGATATAAGTGAGACTGTGTTTAAACTTGGAGTTGCACAAGCACTTAAGTTTAAGATAGATAAAGAGCCAATTGAAAAATCTATGGAGTATGCTGATAAAATACTAACAGCTAAAGGGTTAGATAGATTAGAACGAGCGATTAAAGCCGGTAAGACTAAGTTTGTGATTGGTCAAGAAACGTTTAAATTTGAGGAGCTAAGTCATGCAGTAATGGCATTGACTGAAGGTAAAAAATATGTTGCTGCTAATGGTAGACCGTTTAAATCTAGTATGATACTAGAGTCTGATGGTTTGACTAATGGGTTTGCATTTAAAATGTTACAATACTTAGTGACAAAGAATGATAGTTTTGATCTTGATCAACACTTAATTGAATGGCTAGATAAAGCTGGTGTAAGTATCGGTAAAGATAAAGTACAAGCTGTAGTAGATAGAATTAAATCTGGCGATATAGTAGATGCGTATAGAACATTAGGTATGAATGTTCCAGCTAAAGATGGTAGTGAGTATATGTCAATAACTGACACTGCAATAAAAGGTATAGATGAAACTGTAACTACTGTAGTTAGCAAAGCTATAAAACAAGACGAAGATAAAATGCCGATGGTATTAGGTCAAAAAGCGATACTTGAAAAGTACGGTGCATTGACTGATTTAGGTAAATTTAACTATGCTGTAAATGATACAGCGTTGAATAAGGTTAAGTTAAATGTGAAGTTATTCCTTACTACTCAAGATGACTTGACGGATAAAGATAATAAAATAACAGATGCTGCTAGAGAATTAATGAAAAATCCATTTATGACATTTGGATATGGTGCTGGGTTTAAATCTATAATAAACTCAGTTACTGCAAATATAGAAGATAGTATGTTAAATATGCTAGTTAAAAGTGAGGTTAGTATTGAAGATAAACCTAAGTATGATGCAATGTGGGTATTTGCTGAAAGTATAGGATTTAAGAAAAAAGATAGAGAGTTACTAAAAACTAAATTTGCCCATGAAATTAAAATAGGTGAAGATAGTAACCTACACGAAGAGATAAAAAACTTTGTAACGTTAACATATGGAAAAAGAATAGAAGAAGTGCTTACAGAAGAATTTAAAGCATTGACTACAGTTAATAAAGAGATAATACAAGCATCTACTGCTATGTTTCATATATGGAAAACACTATATGATAAAATAGCTGGTGTTGAAGACGGAAAAGTACCATCTAAAGAAGTGCATAAAAAAGCATTAGCTGAAACTATGAGTGTGTTCCCTGTAGTAGCTAGTCCTTTAGGAAAGGATGTATTGAAGGATGGAATTCCGCTAGTAACTCAAACTAGAGAGACTGGAGTTGAGAATGCGTATGGAAACGCAGCTGTAAAACTTGATAAGGATAAGTTTGATAAAGGATCAAGTGTAGTTCAAAGCATCAGAGAGACATATAAAGAAATTGGTGTAGGAGCTGTAGTTAATATGAACCAAATGATAGATGGTGGTACAATGACTAAAGTAATGAATAAATTTGATATTGCTCAAGTATTTGATGCTCTACTGTTAGGAGTAGAGCAAGCTGATGCGGTAAGCTATATTAATGAAGTGTTTGGACAGTTTGCATTAGATGGTAAATGGAGTCATATTGGAGCTGTAAGTGATAGGTTAAATGATATACTATTTAGTAAAGAACTACAAGATCTGTTAAAAAAAGTAGGTATGGATAAAGATGAGTTGCTGAGAACTGTACATACTACTATGACTAAAGATATGACAGAACGAGCAGCAAATAACGTACCTACAGTAGAGGCTATAGCAAATATACTAACAGATAGAAACCATCAGAATAAAGTATTACGTTCTAAGTTGAAAAGTAAAAATATAGTATTTGAGCAGTATGTACTAGACGGTAAACATACATATGTACATAAAGGATTTAGTAAAGGTAGTAGTGTAAGTGAGACAATAGATTCATACTTAAGTTCAAAAGTAGATACTAAGCCTGAGGATAGTATAATCAATACAGAAAAAAATGTGACTAAAAACGATGAGTTACTAAATGATATGATAGAATGTAAAAACTCTGGAGGGTTTTAATGGGATGTAAAATAGATACACTTAAAAGAGCTAAAGACCAATATAAAATGCTACGAGATGCTAAGCAGTCTGGTGCGACAGAAGTACCTGAACTTGGAGTGTGGGATTTAGATCTTGGTATGGAAGCATTACGTACTGCAATGAACGGTAATCCTGAGAAAGCAGCTAGACAAGGCGAGCCTATATCTCAAGATGTGATAGATATATTGAACAGTAACAATCCAAAAGTTAGTGGACGTAAAGTATATGTTACTAAAGGAATAGTTAGAGAAGGTAATGTTGAGTACTGGGATAGAAGCGGTAACAGAATAAATGCTGCATTAATATCTGCTGATCAAGTAGATGCTAAATCTATTGCTATTGAAGCTGCAAGTCCAGAGTTTACTAAGGCAAGCCCAAAAGTACCTAAGTTTGGAGAGTATCTACTAGATGCAGAAATGGATATGGATCTAATAAACAATATGCACGAGTTCATTGATCCTACATATGATAGCCGAGATAAAGATGTGCAACAATGGAATAAAGATGGTATAAAGAATAGTAAAGGCAGTAGAGTTGAACTCCAGTATATGATAGGTGATATGGCATTTGTTACATTTAGTAAAGGCGGTAAAATATATCCATTTAAAGCTAGTGATTTAAGTGTTAATGGTAAGTCACTGCATGAGGCTGCCTATAGTAAAAAACAGCTTAGAAATGAGGCTGACTCTAAAGTAGATAAAGGTGAGTTAGAAATAACTAAAGAACAAATCAATAAACGTGTAAATATAAATACATTGAAAGAAAAGCTTGAAAAGTTAGATAAGGTTGGTGTAAGTGACTCGCATAAAACTAGATTAGATAAGGTACTAAATATATTAGTGAGTCCAATAACAAAAGCAATACCTGATATGGAGATATACCTAGACCAGAAGGCAAAGCGTAATGGCGGAGTAATCTTCGTAGATAAAGGTAAAGAGGAAATAAGACTTAGTGTTGGTACACAGGGCAAACTGTATGGTACAGATATGAGTATGCTTGAGGTATTCACACATGAACTTGGACATGGAGCAACACACTTTGCACTTAACTATAACAAAGAGGCTATCGGTAAGCAACTTAATATACTTAAAAGATTCAGAAGTATTGTAATGGATAAGATAAAACCTGAGGATTTACTAGGTGAAGTTGTAATTGATAGAAAAGCTGAGTTGGCAATAGCTAAAGAGCGTATAAGATATATGAGTATGGATAGTAAAACTACTAATAGTTTAGAAGAGTTTTTAATGTACTCACTAACAAATGAGCCAATGGTTAAGTTCATTAGTAACTTATCTCTTAAAGAAGAGAGTGTGATTGGAAAAGATTGGTTTGAAAGATTGTTAAATGTAATGAAAGATGTGTTAGAAACAGTAATGACCATGTTCGGTAAACAACCTATGCGTACAATGAAAGGTGATCAACTAATGATGAAAGTAGTTGCAGATATTGCTGCAGCTAACAATAAAATCGACACTAAAATAAGCTTAATGAATAGAGGTGTAGAGTTTATAAATGATTTAGATGACAAGTTTGCAGACTATGTACATGATTTAGGTGAAAAAAATAAAGAGTATGTATTTAATTCGGATATTGCTGAAAGACTTAAAGAAGGTAAAAAAGTAAGTGCAATAGATAAACTACGTGTATTAAACTTCGCTCTAACGCATACAGATGGGCAACCAATATTAGAAGGTATGCTACGGAAGTTAGGTGCAAGACCTGTTGGGTTTGTACAAACATTAATAAGACACTTAAGACATGCAGATACGTACGGAAATAAAATGCAAGACTTAACAATGGCAAGTGGACAAGTAGATAGTAACAGACAAAATACATCAAGTGCAATAAACGAAGTGGTGGTAAATAGTTTCAGTAGAAAATTAAACAAACATGAGAAAAGAGCACTGTACTCAACAATGGTAACAGCAGATGCAGCTACACTACTAAGTAAATTTGAAAATGATTTCGAAGGATTACTTGAAGATGATAAGTTATTAGATGATGCGATAAGTAGGTACAGTCAAAAACTGAAAAACATATTCACTGATAAAGGCGATCAAAATTTACTAGAGAATCAGATAAAAGGCTTAGCTGAGCTAATGAGAACTGGAAATGGTTCAATAATTCAAAGAAGAAATGCGAAGGCAATAGCAAAAATGTTAGGTAATGAAGACCGTAAAGTAGTTGAGAGCATAGACATACTTAGTAGTTTATACGGATTGAAAATACTTGATTCGTCTGTAAAAGAAAAAATGTTAACATTGGTAAAAACTGAAAAAGATGGTGTGATTAACTTTGGTAAAACATTAAGTGCAACTAAAGAATATGTACAAAGTAAACAAACAGAAGAACAAAATATAAATATGATGAAAAACTATCATCGAGAAGCATATGATGACTATATAACAAGTAAAGTCGCACCAATAGAAGATATGAAAGATATGAAAGATAGAGGGTATAAGCTAGTTGAGACATTACCAGAAAGTGGGTTAGGGTTTGATGGTAGTAGATTGGGATTGTATGTAAATACAGATATGATAAGACAGCCGTTTAACAGAAGTGCTATAAGGTATACTGGAGATAAACAAACAGGGTTATTACTGTTTGAAGTTGCATTAAAAAGTAATAATACTGAAGCAATGAATAGAATATTATCTGCACAAAAAGAACATGGTAAGGATATCGCTGAAGCTTATGAAAAAGCTATACGAGAAGGTTTACCTATTGATGGGTTAACTAAAACCAGTGTAATTCCAGAGTTAGATGATAAAGGTTCAGTGATAGACTATAGAGCTATGGTAACAATGGAAAATAAGTTGAAGCATTTAGGGCTTGATACAAATCCTATGGAAGTGATTGGAAGAACTTGGGCACATGAAGTAGATGTAGAAGAGTCTGCGAAGTTAAATGAAATGATATGGGAAGAATTAATGTTAGATGCTGCAGAGAATGCAAGGGTTGGACATGAAGTAGGGGTAAATAAAAAGTATGCATACACAAAGATAGACACAAAAAGTCCAGTATTCGAAATAAGTGATGTAGCAAACATACTACCTCCAGAGATAAAAGATAAACTTCGATTGATAAAGACTTTGAATAAAGTACTGAGTGATGGTAAAGAAGGTCCGATAAAATTCCATTTAGCAAAAGGTAATTTTACAAAAAACGGAAAAGATATTGCAATAGCTGATGCAGTGTACGAAAAATTAGTTGGAAGTAAAGTATGGGGATTGTTGAGTGGTGTTAAAAAAGAAGCTATGAAAAAAATGTTTAGAGATGGCACGTTTATGGTTAGGGAAGATATGATACTAGATGCATTTGGTGCAAGAGATATGTCAATGGCAGATATTAAAAAACTACCTAAACAAATAAAGCAGTTGATACGACGAATTGAAAATGCTTGGAAAGAAGTAGTGAAGATATTTAAAGTAGATGTTGTAATAAGAGTATTACCAGTAATAATGGGAAACATAATAAGTAACTTAATGTATTCAATACAGACTGGGCATTCACCATTAGCAATTGCTAAATTGCAATTAGAAGGTGTATCTGAACTTAAACTATACATAAAAAATAAAAAAGAAATTGCAAAGTTATATGCAGAGTTAGCTAAAACTCCTGGTAAAGTTGAATTAAAAAATAAAATAACTAGACTTAAAAATGATATAAAGAATAGTCCAATATACCCACTGATAAAAGCTGGGATGTATCAACATATTGTTGAAGATGTTGGATTAGAAGATTTCAGAAGTAACAGTAGGTTTATGAATTGGGTTGAGGATAAAACTGAGAATTGGCCTGAACTGGCTAAGATTGGATTGCATTGGGCGTATGTAAGTGAAAAAACATCAATGTTTCAAATGATAACTAAAGCTACTGCATACTCTGATTTTGTAGCTAGGTATGCTCAACACACTCTAATAAAAGAACGTGAGTTATCTAAGATTAAGAGAAAAACTGGCAGAGAGCCTACTAAAGAAGAAGTAAAAGCTATAGATGAGGAATTAGCTATAAGTATCAGAGATGCATTTGTAAACTATAGTCAACCTGATAGCAGAATAATGCAATACATGAATGATATGGGGTTTATCATGTTTACGAAGTACATGGTAAGAATTCAAAAAGTAATTCAAGATGGTGTAGGTAAACATCCAATTAGATTTGCTTTAGCATTACTTGGCCAAGAAATGCTAGATCAAACTATGGGATGGGAACCGGATGATATCGCAGAAAAGAGTATGTATAGACGAGGTATGGATAATATGTTCTATATGCCTGGGTTTACAGGAATAATAGGTAATATAATTGAACCTCAGATGTATACTTATATTAAAGACTCAATCAAGTAAACGATCGAGTCTTTCTTCCCAAGTCTCATTTGAAGCAGTCATTGCTTTCTTACCTCTAAGAGGAACAAAACATAACCATAGGGAAACTATAGCTGATGCTATAGAACCTACAACTAATGCAGCATAAGTTCCACTAAACACAATAGCTACCAGAACTAGTAGAGCTGCATCTACGAAGGCGTTGAAGTTTTGACCTCGGTTGAACTTCCATAGTATAATAAGTATATTAAATGCTGTTACTATTCCAATGATTGCAAATTCCACTATATACGTCCTTGATTTCGATAGTACTCTAATTCATTAAATAGTTGAGTAGCAATTTCTGGCTGTTCGTATGCAAGCATATATGCAAATTTAGATAAGTCTGTACCGTTGATAGTAGCTTGATATGCTAGTTCCTTCGGTGCAGGATTGCAAGCTAATGCAGTCTGCCACATACTATCGTCGTTAGAAACAACATCCCATGCAGCAATAGGTGAAATGATATGCTTAGCAATATCATTTGGTGTGATGTGATCTGCAGTTTCTACAATATGGTAGATAAGTGCAGTCTCCTCCGCCTCGGTTAAGTTGAGACTAGATCTCCACTCATCGTATTTAGATAAAATCATAATTCCTCCTTGATTAAAGTAAATAGGTCGTCTTCAGTAGTTACTATAGAAGTGTCAGTTAGAAGTGTCTCTAATTGTCTTTGCTTTTGAGCTAAATGACCGTCAATATATGCAATGCACTTCTTAGATAGTTCAATAAAGTCAAATCTATTCTCACAGTTAACAAAACCTGTCTCTATCATTGATCGTAAGTCAGATAGTGGCATAGCCACCTCTATAGGATACTCTGGAGGTGTTGCTGAAGTTAATTTGTGCCCTATAATAGTAGCAGCGTTCTCACACCAGCCAGTAAAATCAGTTGTACCAGAAGGTACAATGTAATGGCATTCCATAGTAATAAAAGAAGTAATCTTAAGTCTGTTGTACTCTATACTTCCAGTATTGTGAATATCTTTCTCAATAATTCTAGGGTATTGAATCATTTGTTCTCCTTAGTTAACATAAGCCACTCGGCTTGTAGTGTTTCAATTGGTATATTAAACCATTCTCCTTTAAGCCTAAATTTAGAGAATTTATTGTGCAGTTGTTTTTCTAGTTTAAAGGCTTCGGTTTGACTTTCACAGTCTAAAGTTGCCACTATACTGAGCACTTTACTATTACTTGTCTGTAACGAATATAGCCTTTTATCTGGGTCATTAGACTTTCCTATTTTAATATGAACTCCATCTGATATAGCATAAATACAAGAACTCAAACTAGCACGTTCTTTTTTAGCCGACTTTTTCCTTATATCACCCATAGAAATGTAAGTATGTACACCTAAATGGTTTACAGTCATTATTAAATGATCATCTGGATATTCATGTGGTTCTGCATATCTTGTGTTATTCATTAGCACTCTCCTCTTTCAATATTAATAAAGAGTCATCAATAACTCCATGCTGAATGTAGTGATTAACTATATCTTTGCCTAATAGGATTCTGTAGAACTTAGACCCGTCCTTCACAGTATCCTTAAGAAGTAGTAAGTAACCTTCCTTAACTAGAGTAGTCTTCAGTCTCTCAACTTTAGAGCTAGTCCAACCTAGTTGTTTTGCAATGTAATCGTTGTCAGTAGGTGTGAAATAGTTGAACTTTTTACGAGAGTAAAAAAAGTCAAATAATATGTACCCGCTATCACCAAGATTAGAAATAAGCTCTCGCTTGTAATCCTCTGTAAACATGTATTCTCCTGCACGAATAAATTTCAAGTTGTCTCCTGATGGAGGATAAGTCTTTGATACAGCTTTAAGATAATTTTCGCTATACTTTTTCATAAATAACCTTTGTAGTAAATTATACCTAAGTTTCGACCCTTAAATATAAGGAATTATACAAAGGTTTTCCTTAAATATAAGTAAAACTTCTAGATAAATCCTTAAATATAAGGGTGAAAATATTTAAAAACTCCCTAAAAATCGTACACTTAACTCTATTAATTGAATATACTATTAACATAAATATAATTAGCAGATTGTACAAAACGACACAAGCTCAATGTGACAATCTGTACGAGAAGGGCCGCAGGCACTGAATCACAGATTGGCATATTGAGTGCAGTAGGCGTTTTGGGAAAGCTGCGGATAAGTCAATGTATTGAAGCAACCGCAGTCCGGTTCGAATACTCGCTGCACTTCACCTGTCAATCTATGACTCGGCTACGCCTTCGCGTATAGATTGCCTGCTCAGTTTGCGGTATTCTCTCCTACCTGCTCACTAAAATTAGCACTAATGGACAATTAATTGAGCAATAATAGATAGTATCAGTACAATCCTCCGAGGAGGACTGTGTGATACTACTTGAATTTACAAGTAGAGAAATCTGCTTTGTACAGAGTTTCTGGATCTTGGTTCTTGTCTTTAAGCCATTTTTCTCCAGGTTGTCTGTTACCAGTTGCCCAAGCTTGTGCTTGGATTGGGTCTTGCAATCTAGATGAAATAGCTTTAACTACTTGCTTAAGAGTAAGTACCGGTTGATAATTTATCTCAAGTAAACTTTCCGCTGATATTAAGATGATATCGTCTAGAATAACGATCATTCTAGGAGTATCATTAGCTTCAACAGCTAGTTTAAACTGTTCTAATTTATCCGACAGTTTCTCTGATGGAGGCTGTGTAATAGATAACTCTACTATTACTTTAGTTGGTAATGCTTTAGGTGTAGCGTGTAATTTAGTAAGTTCACCTACTGCAATAACAATTGTGTCGTTGAGTGCATCTACGATCTCGTCTATATCATTAGTTTCAATAGCTGGGATTAATTCCTCCACGATTTCCTCGTGAAGTTTCTCAATGGCTTTTTGGCCATTGAAATCCAGACCGTATCTAGTTTGGTTTAATTTAACTATCTCTACTAATGGCTTCATCTATTGTACCTATAGTTGATAGAGTCTAGGATGTGAATAGCTTGTGCTTCCTCTAATGATGGGAATGTACTTTCTTCTAAGTGTTTAGCAATTCTGTTCGAGATCAATTCCTCTAATGGAGTCATGATTGAAACTGAGTCATTACCTTCAGCGTATTCACAAGAATCACAATTACCATCACATTGTAAATCTGCTGGTTCTTCAGGTTGTGCTTCTTGTTTTGAAGCTACTCTAGATTTTTCTAGTTCGTCCATTAGTTCGTTGAATGCTGTAATTAATTGTTCAAATGTTGGTTTGCTCATAGTTTATCCTATATATAATTTAGCTATAGTGCCACATAAGGCCCATAACTCGTTTACGGCGTTGTTATACGCAACTTGATTCCCTAGTTCTTCGATGTCGTTAAGTTCATCTAATACTTGAGCTTTACCTAATACCTCATGACCTGATGGTAGTGTTAGTACACATAATCTCATGTTTGGAGTAGGTCTATAATAGTTTACTGAAGCAGTAGCTGCTACTGAATCAATAAATGCTTTAGATAACTTGTTATTGTTATCTACAAGTTCATTAAAAATTTCTTTAGTAAAACTGTTAGCTCTATAATACATTTCTACAGTATCTGTATGCTTATTTGCAAGTTCTTTATACTGTTCAAATATAGGTGTACTTGAACCTAAGTCGATATGAGACTGGATTACGTGAAATAGTCCAGATTGCACATCATCTAAAAGTAGAGCTTTATCTACATCTCCTAATACTTGGTATAATTTGTCAAATACTGGGAATGATTTATCTTCAATCATTGTTTTCCTTTGCTTGCTTTTCAGCAATAATTAGTTCAAGTTCTTCATTAGTTAAGAACTCAGCAGTTCCGTTTTTGATTGATTCCATTCTAGTTTGGATTTCTGCTTCTCGTTCCGGAGTCATATCATCAAAATAGTGTTCTAGTACAATGCAAGATTTCATAGCTTTAGCTGTTTGTTGGATCTCCCACTGTGCATGTGAATCATCCCGTAGTTTGAAGTAATTTGCCAACTGTGTAGGTTGGAATGCTCCCCAGATTTGAGTATAAGCGGCTTGAGGTATGATACGTCTAGCTTCTTGTGGCTTAACACCAGATTCAAGTGCTGCGTAATAATGCGTTAGACAAATATCTATTACTTTTTGAGTAGTAAATTCTTCGTCAGCACCTACAATATCATCAATACTTGTAACATTTTTCATCTTTTCAGATATATAGAAATCAAAAGGTACTCTCTCACCAGATACATACCGTCTTGATAATTCTTGCCAGTTAACTCTATGTCTAACCATTTGAGATCTTGTTGGGAAGTCTACTTTAAATAGAAATACTTTAAAGTGTTTCTTGATGATCTTGCACTCTTCTTCAGTATTGAAAAATTTGAGTGCTGATTCATCTACTAGTTTATTCTCAACATCAAATACTATAGCTCTATAATTAGTTAGAAGGTATGGTGTACCATCGTCGTCATATACAGTTTCCCCAAATTTTACTATATTTGGAGCAACGTGTTCTGGTCCTATATGCTTGATCGGAGATTTTGCACCAATTAGTACTGGAACAAATTCAAAACTAGAAGATGGAAGACCATGAGATTCGGCTAAGAGTCTGTTATACAGAGATTCTGAGCCTACTGCTTTTGGGTTTTGGTAACAGATTGAAGCAACTGTAGTAATTGCATTAAGTCTGTTTTCCTCTGATAGATTAGCTTGTGAGAAGTCATACTGTTCAACGAAAGCGATGTTGTCGTTGAATATGTTAGTTCTCTTATGTATTGGGTTTACCATCTGGTATCCTTTCATATGTAGTAGTGTAACGTTTCTGTAATGTTACAGGTTTTACTTTGTGAATTACAGTAGTAAACTCACCTTGTTTATCTATCCACGGTAACTCATCTTCTATTTCCCAAAGAACTGTAATAGTTCTTGAGAGTGGGTCAGCTTCAAGTTCAAATCCTGCGTGTTTAAGTTCTACTTGCATTCTTGTTCCTGATTTGTGTTAGTTAGAGCATCATAGCATCTATCTACCTGGCTTTCGGTAGTAGGTGTATCTGATTTCCACTTAAGCATCTCTTTTATTGCCTTTTTCTTTTCGTTAGAGATAGTTGATAATCTATCTTGCTGAAAATATAATAGGAAAGAAGCATTACATAGTAGGTGAGCTAGATGAGATAGTTTAGACTCTTGATCTGTTTCCTCTCCTGATCGGTATGCTTCTAGATGTCTCATAAGTGCATCTAAATATCTACGCTCTGCGTCTGGTACATTTTGCCAAGAGTTGGGTGCATATTTCTTTGCACCAAATGTAAGCACTTCAGCTAATGCTTTAGTTGCTATTGGTGGGATTAGTGAATACTGAAGTTTACCTTCGTCATATTTAGGTCCGATAGCAGGCGGAATCATACCAAAACATGTGTGTGGGCCTTTTTGGCCGCAAGTTTTGCAAATTGGTTGCATGTTAATATCCTAAAATAATTTATATTTACCTAGAATTTCTGAGAGTTGATAGGCTCTCAAAAGTTCTAGTCGACTACATGAGTCTGATATAGTTTGGTACATTAGAATGTTATTTCACATGCACCACCGCTACACCCTTGTGCACCTGTAGTGTTAATATCTGTGTACTCTTTCTTACCAAGAGATGACCAATCTACTTGTGGATTAGTTTTAGCAACTCTCCACCATTTATGTAGGTTGTATACATCTTTTAAGCAGTTAGCACATTCATCTGAAGATTTAAAGTTAGTTGCATACTTATTGAATCTTCTTACAAAATCTCGTTTAAGTAAATGTTCGTGAGAGTCATTAAGTTGCTCACCATATCCAAGGGCAGTGTTAATAGCTGTCCATAAATCATTATTGAAAGCTTCTAAACCTGCAGTGATTAATGCTGAAGTGAATAAAGCTGGTTCTCCGTATAGGTCAATAATAGTTTGGTATGTGTGAACCTCGGTAAATGGTGCTTGAGGATAAGCTCTATCTCCAGCTGCTGATAGGAATGAGATTCCGCAGAATGAGTTACGATTTGCATATACATAGTTAGTTACTGCATCCCAATCATCTACTGTAATAGTATTAGATACGTTGTGTCTTAACCAAGGTTGTACACATAACTCGTAATTAGTACCTTCTTCGATCCATACGTCTTGAGCTAGTTTAACATACTCAAGTTGTTTAATACCTAAAAGATCAGACTTGTAGATTGAGTTTTCCGGAGAGACTACTGGGAATCCGATAACAATATCAGTTTTAGACCAAACTGAGTCTTCGCACATTTCTGGAAAGTTTTTCATAAATAGCTGAGCTATTTCTGATTCTTTGTTCATCTGCACATGTCTGATATATTGTGGAGAATGTTCTCCGTGAATTCCTGAAGCACAACCTAATAATACAGATGCGTTGCCTGAAGGTTTAACACAAGTTACTCTTGCAGCTTGATTAATGTTAATTAGTTCTGCAGTTACTTTGTTCCAGTATTTAGAAATCTCTGCACCTTGTTTCATTACGTCAACGTTGAATAATACCTCAGGATTATTCATCCATCCTGTAATACCTACACCAATTAAGGCTTCTCTTTCTGTGATATCTTTAGTCGCTTTAGATACAAACTTAAAGTCTGTATAGGATGCTTGAATTGTTCCTAAGATTGCTGCAACTTTACATTGATGGTAGAATATTTCTGGAGTAATAGATGCTGCTCCATTAATCTCTGTTAAGTTACAGAATTGAAACCCTGACTCCCCAATTGGAGAGTAACCGTACATTCCAATTTCTACACATGGATTGTATAACGCTTCTTTATTTTCTGAGAAAATAAATCCAGGTTCTCCTGAATGTTGAACTGAATGCATTATGTCCTGTAGTTGTTGTTCTGTAGTCTCTGATCTGATAAGTACACAGCTGTTATTCGATCTTCCTCTTTGAGGGTTAGATGTGTACCAGTCTCCAGTTTTAGCTTTCATCATTTCATCATCATCTGGAGAGAAAAGGCAAATAGTAGCTGATCTTCTAACACCACCACTGATTACTGCATCAGCTATGTACATAACAATGTCATATGCTTCGATAGGTTTAAGTTTATCACTACCTGATTCTAGAAGTGTTTTGATAGTTGCTTCTATTTTGTCAAGAGCTAATCTAAGCCCTTCTGGGCCTGGAGCTTTGAACCCTCCAGATATGAAAGAGCCTTTAGGTCTAATTTTCTCTAGATTGAAATAAATTTTCTTACCTTCGTATTCTGGGTGTTTGCCTCCTCCTACAAAGAAAGATGAAAATAATACATCTACTGCTTCTGCCCAGCCTTCGATAGAGTCTGGTATTACAAATTCCGCTGTGCCATTAGCTCGTTTTGCTAACTTTGGAAGTTTAGCAATATGATGAGATTGTACTGAGAATCCAACTCCACATCCACATAACATTAGATAGAAAGCTTCTCCAAAGAATTCTGGTCTATCACAGTATGAAGCTGAACAATTATACATTCTAGCTTGATGTTTAAGTAATTGGTCTCCACCAAATTGTAAAGCTCTTTGAGCACCAAGAATTAGTTTGTTTGAATACGCTTCTTCTACTTCAGCAATTAATGCTGATAATGTTGGAGATACAATACCTTTAGAAGATAAATAACCTCTGTGCATATTCATAACTCTAGAAACAGATTCATCCCATGACTCATACTTGTTAGTTGAGTCATTGAATCTAGAATAAGCTTCATAGAATTTGGCATCTGCCATTAACTGTCTTTTGTTATTAGAAGACATTTTACTTCGCCACTGCTTCTCTTAAAGCTTTACCAGCTTTGAATTTAACAGCTGTTGTAGCTGGAACATCTACAGTTTTGTCTGTACCTGGAACTCTTGCAGTTCTAGCAGCTCTAGCTGATGTAGAGAATGTACCGAAACCTACTAAAGCAACATCGTTACCTGCTGCTAATGTCTCACCGATTGTCCCTAAAGTTGCCTCTAATGCAGCTTTAGCGTCTTTTTTAGTTAATCCTGATTTAGATGCGATTGCATCAATTAATTCTACTCTGTTCATATTTTTCCTTATATTTATTATTTTGTCGTTTAAAGGCACGATGTCTGAGCCTATTCTAATGGTTCACCATTTGGTGTACAATCTCTAATACAAATCCCCACAGGTTTAAGAGGAATTTTGTCCTTACTTAAAGTTTCATATTCAACTTTATAGAACTTGCCTATGTTGTTTGGCATGTCTAACAAGAGTTGCTGTCTGTATTCTTTAGTACCAGTAGGTCTAACTTTGAATGGCCCGCCTTCTGACTGACAGATTAAGGTTGGGTTACCTTGTTTGTCAAGTTCGTATCCAAGGATAAGAAACTCTGCATCTAAGGCTTTCTTGTATTTGAATGCATCCGAAGATCTCTCATTATATTTGTATATGTGAGTTGGGTTATAGATTACTGTACCTTCGTATCCTTGAGAGATACATAAGTTATAGTGTGCTTCTATGTCTTCAGTTGAGTTACATTCTACACCTGTAAGGAATTTGATATGTACTCCATTAGGGTGAGATAGTAATAAATCTCTACGTTTTTTGTAGATATCGTTATTATCTGGAATGTCAAATATATTAAAAGTAAGTCTAGATGATAACTGGTTTGGTTTCTTAACTGCTGATTGAATATCTTGCAGATGTTCTCCATGGATGTATAACTCACCGTTAAGTTCATTACAATTTAGGAAGTCCATAGTACTATGTACTAAATCTGTAAGATGCGGAATCTCAGGGTATACTTCCCCGCCTCTACTGTATAGTGTTAAGATTCGGTCTGCACGTTTGTATAGTCCATTAACCCCATTAAGTTTAGGTGTTGAAAAAGAAGTTGAGTTAACATTCTTTAATTGATCTTGGTAAACTTTCACTTTAGCAGGTAAGGTAACTTCTGACGGAGTATCCAGTGTTAGGCTGTATCCTGATTTGATTTTCTTCTTGTGATCGGCAAGTGCTTCAAATTCTGCTTGTTGTGTAGGTGTTCTTTCGTTAGATCTACCTACATTAGTTGCTTGACACTTTGTAGTGTTGGTCTGAAGTTTGCCATCTAGTTGTCCAAATGTTACTGAGTATGTGTCATCTTGGTATGAAATGTCACAGATTTGGATTGCTCCGGTTTTAGTCTGTTTGTACAGTCTTGGTAATGTTGTCATATTTCTACTTCTCCGTTGTCGTCAAATTGTTTACATAGTTGTTCTATTTCTTCATCTATTGAGTATTTGCCTGGTGTAAATCTTGGATCTAAATCATATTGATTTGCTGGTTTTATACTGTGTTTTGGAAGGTATTTTGCATTATTTAGTTTATACTTACAGCGAGTGCACGCAACATAGTAAAGGTAGATCTCAGCTTGTGCTTCTGGACTTCGTTCCTCAATTGGTGTGATTAAAATGTCTTTAATCGCATCGTTCATCGAATCATCTAATGTGGCCTCATCCATAGTTAAGCCCTTACTTGTATGGGCAGTCATTAGATAGATATTAGAATCTGATCTAATGTGCTCCTCAGCGTGATTGTATGCTTCTACTACTTCTGGAGCTCCTACTGCCATAATGAACTTAATAGCTTGGCTAATAGCTGGTACTTCTTCAAGTTCCTTAGCTAGATACATAAGTTTGTTAGGTCTAGAATGCTCTGGGATTTTACCCCATTGATCTATGGTATGCTGGATAATTTTCAGGTTCTCTGAAAATTGTGTATGTCCTGGAGTTGCATATATTAGTGCAAGCGGCAGTTCAAATAGTTGCTTAACTTTTTGCTTTGTAACTAGTTTGTACTGAATCTTAGCTTTATTGAATTTAATCATTTGTCTTATCATAGTTAGATTAGTTCTAAATATATATGCATGTGTTTTAGGTTGTACATTAGATGGGTAATCTATTCCTTTAAAGTTCATATCTGGTGAGATATTAGTTTTACAGAATTTTTCTATTTGTTCTGCTATTGGAGCAGAAACTCTAAATGATGTAGATAAACTGTATGTTTTACCTTGTCGTTTATAGAAATCGAAAGCAGATACACATCCCATAAATGAGTAAATAGATTGAGCTTGATCTCCAATGATTACTTTAACTTTAGCTGGGTATGCATGGAAGATATCTAATGTGATTAGGTTAAGGTCTTGGCACTCATCTACTATTAAGATGTCTTCTTCCTTTAGTTTGATGTGTCCTGATTTAACTAGTATATGAAATAGTTTAAGATAGAAGGCATGAGTTATACGCATTTTGCCTGTAGCCATCGCATCTAGTATTAGATTGGCTGCCATGTATACAGTCATAGTCCATTCTTTTGAATCTACTTCATTTGAGACAAATGATGCGAAGTCAGTGTAACCTGATTCGAAGTAATTTCCAAGGACTTGAAGTATCAATGGTAGTGAACCATATGGTACTTTAATGTTGGCTGGTATGTCTTTCCAAGTAAGCCACGGAGCAATGTCTGGATTTAACTTGTATGGCTTTACTGTATAGTAGTGTGCCAATGAGTGAAGTGTTGAGGCAATTGCGTTGGTGCCGAAAGCTGTTTTAGCTTCGGTGGCCATTGCTGTGTTAAAAACAAGATATCTCACAGATAGTGACGGGTTTACTTGTTTAACTCGTTTAACTGCTTCAACAGTAGAGGTGCTTTTACTTGCACCTGCTACAGCTTGTATTTTTAAAAGTTGCGGAGTGTCCTGATGTGTTGCAATTTGGAGTGCTTTAAAATATTCCAATTGCTCATCTGACCAAGTAAATTCTGTCATTTAAGTTCCTATTTTCGTTTAATTACAGTACATACAGTATTATCTTTAATACGTACTGAAGTGTCTTTTGTTATTTCGTAGTTACCATCTGGTAGCTTATCAAGTGTTTTTAGAAGAGCTAATGTTCTTTTGTATAAAAGTCTTCTAGCTTCTTCTGGTTGTATACGATTATTAATTCGTTCTATATATCGATGAACTGCATGGTCTGTTACATATATAGATTGAGCTATAGTAGAGGCTGCATTTTTATTTGCTAGCATCGTTTCATATAATTGTATTTGTGTGTTTTGTTTTTTGATAGTTTCTACTTTAGCTTTATACTTTATAATAAGTTCTTGATTTCTATCATACTCTGTTTTAAATAGAGTTTTGTGTATGTATGCCTTAAATGATTGGAGCATAAGGGCTCCTATCATTAGATGTCGTCATCATTAGATGCTGTTGGTTGGTTTGCTGATGGCATTCCTGTTAATTGTTGTTGAGCAGGAGCAGTACCAGCTACGCCCATTGATTGTTCTTGTAATGTAGCTAATTTGCTGATACAAGCTGGGTTTGCTTGAGATTTGTATTCGATTTCAATTCTAGCTTTAGCCTCAGTTGTGTATGCTTCAATACAATCTCTACCCATACCGTCTTTACCGTCTTTGTCTAAGAATTTGTTTGCATCTACTACTTGTTTAACATAAACTTTGTTTGGATCCTTTTGATCTGCTGAGATTTCAGTAAAAGTAACAATGTTAACTTTTTTACCTTTGAACTTAGGGTAAATAGTAGTTGTTCTACCTTTGTCATCTGTTGACTCTTGGTAACCTGCAGTTGCAGCTTTGATGTCTGGAATACCGATTGATTTAGCTAATCTAGTCATGATGTTCATGATTCTAGTGTTAGTTCTGTTAGCTTTTTCCACTTCTGTTTGTGAGCTATCTTTTGGTACTGCAAAGAATTCTGCTAATCTAGCTGTTTCACCTTCTTTAGTTTCAAACTCTACTGTAATTGAGTTCCACTCTGCTCCGTCTTTTTGCCCTGTTGTGTTGTATGCTGCTGTAATTGTAACTTCGTGTACGCCTGCTGTTTTAATACCTGTAGATTCTTTACCTAAAGAGTCTAATGTTTCTTTTGTAGCTTCTGCTGCTAATGTATGTAAATTTGCCATGTTTGTTTTCCTTATTGTTTGTAATAATATTATGATTCTATCTAGGCTGATATAATGCTTCTAGATACAACTGTTCCTGTTTCGTCTTTTGACTCATAAATAGTTGAGTTTGGCACTGTTGTCAATGCTTCTGCTATTGAATATGAACCGTCTAGGTTTCTTTGTTGAGTAGTTACTTGAACTACTACAGAGTTACCTGCTTGCATAGCTTTAGTGGATTTCATCCAACCTTCCGCTTCTGATGAGGCTTTAGAGATTAATCTGAAAGTATCTCCATTTCCCCAAAACTGAATGTCTTTAACATTCTTTGTTGCACCATTTGCACAAGTATTATGTAGTGACTTCTGCATTATTTTGACTCTGGTTTAGTTAAAAATGTATCTGCTATTAATTGTTCCAATTCTTGGATAGAATTGTCCTTAGTTTCTAATGGATTTAACTTCTCGTTGATTCTAGTTGAGTCCCATTCGTTGTCATTGTCTGCAACGAATTTATGATCGTTGATTGTAAGTACTGAATTGAAATTAGCTTCAACCATTCTGTAATGCATGGTACCTTTTACTTTAGTAAATCTCTCTGCATCAGTATCTTTTGAGTCTTTAGCTGGTGTATAGTGTCCTAGGACATATACAAATTTAGAATTAAATCTAGTCTCGTCTTTTAAGAGTGAGAACCAGTCTGTTAATGCTTTAGAGTACTGAACCCACGTAGTAAAACCGTTATGGACTGTAACATAGTGTGATTCTAGTTGATCTACCAATGCAGTGAATGAATCTAAGATAAGTCTATCTATTTTAGGTGAAGCTAATGCTTTTCTGATGTAAAGCATAAGTTCTGAAAGTGATTTGTACAATACATTTTCAGTATCTTTATATAGATGGGCTTTGTCTGCTGGGATTAACCCTTCTGGTTTGATTCTAACTACTTTGTAGAAGTCATCATCAAAAAGATTTGGAGCACCTTTGTTTTCTAAATCTATATAAATAGTTCTTTTAAGTTCTTCTGGAGGTAATTGTTCGATAGCTCTAGATTTACCGGCACCAGGTCTTGATGAGATAAGCATAGGATATAACCTAGTTAGTCTAGCTCTATCAGAAGGTGATTTGTCTTCTAATGTCATTATTGTCCTTTTAAATTAAGTAAATGTGATGTTACTTTAGTTGCAGTTAGTTCATCTACTTTGGATAAAAATGTAGATAAACGTTTTGCGTTAGATGAGCCGTTTTGCTCATACTGTTCCAACTCCAACTCTGTTAGGTCGTATATTAAATCACTAAGTTGTGGTTTAGTGAGGTTTAGGATATAACCTGGAGATGGAGATACTTGTTCTATGAATTTACGTATTTCTCGTTCTGTCATATTTTGTCCTTTGTAGTACTAACTGTCTTTATGCCGAAGTTATTGCAATAGGTCTGTGAACCTTAGTTTAAGTCTACTAAGGACATGTAAATAATCAAAATGATTGTTTACTACGGAGGTTTCTAGAATCTCCTTAATGTCATATATAAGTCTACGATCTGGTTCGTACTGTTGTTTGATAGATTGAATGTAACGTTCAACTATTTCTTGACTAATATCTATAGTGCTATTTCTGAAATGTACATAATCTACTTCAGTTTTTACAGGTATAATAGATAATTCTAGCATAGGGTATCCACTTCTTCTACTACGTTCGGTTTCTATTAAGTATTTACGGTTATCTGAACCGATGATTTCAATAGGTCTATTTTGCATTTGTTTGTTTCTCCATTGATTCAACTATTTTCAATGCTTTCTTGGAGAAGGTTAAATAGTCAAAATGATTAGTAATATAAGTACCTTCTAATAATGCTTTTAGATGTTTTACTTTATGCTGCATGTCTCTGTCTGTGTAACGATCTATAAATTCATTAACTTTAGTAGTTAGGTAAAACTCTAAGTATTCCTTGTCGTTTAGATCTAATACTCCAGTATTTGTGTTAGCTAAAGGATCTATATGTACTACAGTTTGTTGTCCTGTTGTAGTTAGTTTACATAGGTAATTTCTGCTGTCCATGCCTGTAATTAGAACATCTACTGTTTTAGGTGTTAATATTTCCATGTTAATCTCCTGTTGTCCATTCTCCACCCAATGCCGTAGGGTCCTGGTTGCCATGTGCAATCACATCCTCCGTAATATAATGGACCGCCACATCTAGGACAATTTGATTTAGCTTTGTCAAGTTCTTCTTGTTGTTCTCTATATCGTCTCTCTTTAGGAGACTCTTCGAAAATTTTGTGATTTGATAGATTTGGTAATCTGCATTCCTCCTCAAGCCATGAGTCTATTATTTGGTCCATAAATATTGAGTCCATTAGTCGTACTCCTTTCGTACATCCTCTATTCTTAATTCTTGTAAGAAGTTATGAATCATATCAATAACTTCACCGTCGTCTAATACGTCTCCGTCTACTTGTATACATTGATATATTGCCATAAAAGCATTTTTTACCGAGGTAGACTGATATCGTAATGAAAAATTTTCAGTGTCTATTTTTTGCGAATTGATCTCTTCTTCTGATAAACAGTCGTTTAATAAATGTTTCATAGTGGGAGTCTCCTATGTAGTACTGTAGAATTTTTAATACTAATTAACTTACACATTGATGTGTGTACTGATTTAGTAGTTTGTTTATCCTTGCTTGTGGCATTGGGCTGTCCCAACATGAGTTGATGTAGTTTATTACTGTAGTCATTTCTTCTGCTGTGAAGTGTTCGTCTCTCATATATAAACAAGCTCTTGCAAGCATAAGACTACCTTCGCCGTGTTGAGCGTTGATTGCGAAATCGAATTTAGTTACAACATTGTCCATTATCTTAGCTACGTGAACTTTTCTAGATGCCTCAGTTTTTGGTTTAACTGATGGTAAAGGTTTTTGGTTATGGAACTCTGGGTCATTTGCATAATCAGTAAGATATCCTGTGATATCTAAAAGTTGTCCTTGTTCGTTGAATAGGATTTCTGATGATGAGTATGCATAGAAAGGTTGGGCTGGGTTAAAGCTAACTTTATCTGCTTGAACTAGTAAGTCTGCACAAATTCGTCTAACTACATAAGCATATTGCTTTGTATCTCGTCCTGAAAGTTCTACATTGATAGGTAGAATAATTCTGAATTTAAGTTTGTTTTCTGGATCTGCTGTAGTTGCAATGATGTGTTTGAATGACTCTAGGTATTCTGAAATTACATCCATTGGTACTTCAGATTTGTCTACATCAATTACTATAAGTTTAGTATCGGAATTGATTGTAGCTTGAGACCGTTTGTTCTCTATAGTTTGACCATCTTCTGTTGTGATAGTATCATATGTGAAAGCAGAATAGATTGCGTCTTTCTTCAATAGATTAACTATATTTTGAAGTCCTAGGTTGCATCTAGTTTTGTCAAATGCGTTTAAGTGATACTGTCTGTCATCTTTTGATGTACCATCTGGTAGAATAGTATATGACATACATAAATCGCCATTAGCTTCTTCTTCCTGTACACGTTTGTATGGAGAGTAGATGAATACTTTAGATTCCTCATTGTATGCAACTATACCATCTGTTCTCAAGACTGAGTTAAGTGGATCAAGGATTTCTTTGAAATCTTTAGTTACTCTGTTTATGTAGCCGTTAGTTAGAGCGGAGTCTAGAGTAATGATATTTGTCTTACCTGACTTGAATACTTGTGCAAGTAGTTCAAATGGTTGAGCATTTGTAAGTTTAACAAACTTGTCTAAGTATTTCGCATTGTACTCTGCATAGTAAATAATAGATTGGTACAATTCTTTAGTAATTACGTTTGTTCCACAAGTTAAAGCCCATAATGCTGCTAGTTTACCTAATCTGAAAGATCTACCTGCCATTTCGATTTGAAGGATAGATGAATCTTCCATGATTTCTGATCTCTTGATACAATAGTCAAAATAATCTGCGTATAATGTTGCTGCATCGTGATCAAATGTAACTAATCTCATTGCTGGGTTAGTAAGCATATCTCTAACTACTACTGTCATTCTATCTGAGATAGTTGGAGCAGTGTTTACAATAATATCATGTCTGATATGCGTAAGTTGTCTAGCTGCAGCTATTGTATCTGGGATTGGATTGTTTTCGCATGATTCGTCTTCGTCTGGGAAGCTGAAGAAACATCGTCTACTTAAGGCGGTGTGGAAAAGCATAGATAGTTTTTCTCTAACTGACTCATATCCAAAAACTATTTTTGGAGATGTATGAGCCATTAAATTGGTATACATACCTTCGATAGATTCCTCTTTAACGTCTTCACCTTTAAATTCTGGTGCTTCGTTTCGTCCCATATCGAATGCTTCAGTAAGAAAAGTAAGGACTTCGTCGATTGTGTTTCCAGACTTCAAGGCAAGGCCAAGTTCGTCAATCATTATCGAAAGGTTACCGTAATCTTCCTGTTGAAGTTTAGAAGTAAGGGTTGCAATACCTCCTCTAGTTGAAGATGCTGACGCTGTAATCCTTGGTAGTTTCTTAATAAATGGTTGAGCCATTGCGTCTGTGATGTCAGCGATAGTAAGTTTAGCATCGTCTTGTCTAGCATTCTGAAGGGCGATTTCTTTAGCTAGTTCTAGTTGTTTGAATTTTCTCTGACCTTCGATTAGTTGGAAAGCTGGTTCGAAAGCTGAAAGAACTGCGTTAGCTGAACTTGATTTACCTGTACCTGAGTTTGAAATAACTATTGAATACGTGTTACATCCGATTAGGTTTGATGAGTAAACCGGAGAGTTAATCTTTGGTCTTAGTTGTCCTAGTAGATGTGAAATACCGTAGTTAGCTACACCGAGTGCTGCGATGTTACTGAATGATGGAGCTTTGGCTGTGATTACTTTAACAATGTCTTGGATTGGGGTTGGAAGTCTAGATATATCAAATCTAGAACCAATGTCTAGTACGGAACCTAGATCTCTTTCATATAATGATATTAAGCTTTTAATAGCTTCAGTTCGTTTTTGTGCTGTCATGTGATATTCCTTCCTGTGAATTCTTTAAATTTACAATGGTCATTGTAAAATTCCCAAGTGTGTTTAACTGCAAATTTATTAGCTACTCTACTTGCATTATCATTTGACATAAGTGTATTAATAGTTAATAATCTATGTTTTAATATGTTATAAATAATAGTGTACACTTCTAATGGTGTCATATTAATTCCTTTAATGAGGTGATAGCTGCTCCGTAGCTGTTAGCTACTGCATTACCATTAGTTCCGTCTTTTTTAACTTTGTTAAGTTTTACTTTTAACTCTATAGAATAAGAATCTAATATGATATCTGTAATCCAAACTAGGTCTTTACCATATCGGAATTGGTTTCCTATTTTGATATTAGGATTTTGAGTTAATAGTTCTTGTTTGTAAGTTTCTTGTAAAGTTTCTAAATCGAATTGTACCGGAGCTTTTTTAGCCTGTGCATCGTTTTCGATTTGTTTTATCTGTGCACGTAGGTTATTTCTTTGTGCTAGGTATTCTTCTTTGGTCATTTGGATCTCCTATGTGATTTTAAGTTGTTTAAGAATTTCTGTGAATTTCTTTACTCTGGTTGGTTTATGTTGTCGTTGTTCTTGTGTAAGTGTGAACATCATAAGTGCGTTTACTTGATGGAATTTTGTTATTGTTTTGTGCTCATTGTCTGGATAGATGAATAGATTGATTACAGTGAGTTGGTCATCGTCATCTTCGTAGATATACCATTTGGCTATCTTGTTAATAGGTCCCCATAAAGTTCCGTGGTACATGTCTCCAGTGCTATCTACACCATCTGCATCACAAGGTTCTTCTACACTGTCCCAGGATGCACATACTTCGTAATCATACTGATTTAACTGTTGATATGGTACATTAGACTCGGTAATAACTATATCCCAGTCTGAGTCGTCGGTTTGGACTTGAAAGGCTTGTGATCCTGTTAAGATGCCTTTAGCTAGGCATAGTTCTAGTAGTGGATGCATATTAGAGGGCGATGTACTTGTTGTTTGGTTGACGTTGAATAATGTTATTAGCTACACCGTCTTTTAAAATTTGCTTGATTCTGTCTACTGGAATGCCAGTTTGGTTAGAAGTTTCAATTAACGACTCTTTTATTTTATTAGTTGCTAATAAATTATAAGATTCAATTAGTGTTGAATATTGTGTAATGAACCTAGTTTTGTAATCTTCTAGTCTAGGTTTAGCTCCACCTAACTTGTAGGTTTGTAGTTCTTTTCTAAGTTCAAAGACTTCTGCTGTTAACTTATCATTAGTTGACTTTAAGTTATTTATAGTTGCTTGCATTATTGAAGATGGAGACTCTGATTTAATTTGGTTGTATTCTTCTTCAGTTAGTAATATTACTCTCTGCATCTGGTGCTCCTTTAGCTGGTTTACGTTTATGTAATTCTTTTTCTATTGCTTGCATATAGTTGTGATAGGTTTTAGATTTTGTTGCTGAAGCACATTTGTAACAATGTGCTAGTTCATCTTCTGTTAGGTTTGGAAGATGTTGTATTGCTGATTTTATTTGTTCGTCTGTATGCATTTTTGTAAATCCTCGTCTGGTAATATGTTATGTCTAAGTAGGAATTCTATGACTTCAGGGTATGTTTCTGGGTCTTCTATTGCATATGTTAGTTCCTCATACCAAAAACTATTGTCTGGACAATGTTCATAATGAGCATCTGATATATAGTTTTCTCTTATAGCATTAATTACTATACCATCTTTCAGTTCTACTTTGCAGAAAAAGTCAGAACCTGGTTCTGTATCGGTAATAACCCCTGATAATTGGTACTGTCCTAAGTATGCTACTAGAAGATCTAAATCTACTCCCCATCTACCTTCTCCATGTAGAGACCATGTTGGAGGTGTATGTGTGATTTCTTCCTCATATATTTCTCTTATATTGAACTCGTATATATTATTAGTAAAATCATCTCGTGCTTGTTTGAGTTTGAATGGATGACCTGATAACTTTAGTGTGAAGTCGCTACAATTTGCCATTTATGCTCCTTTAGTATCTAGTATCCATTGACAAGCATCAAATATTGCTTGTTGTTCAGAGTTGTATATTTTTGGTCTATAGTCTCTAAAATAAACAAAAGCTCTTCTGTCTATAGATGGATTATGAAAACTTCTCACATCTAATATATATTTTAGGTAATTCTTTCCTGATAATATTACAATAGGTGTTATAGTGTACTTTTGCTTTAAAGCCCAATCTTTACACATAAAGAAAAATGAGTCTACAGGTTTATCAAATGATGATTTACCTACTGTATAAGTGATAATACCGTTTTCTATTTTTACTGATTCTGTTGGACTATCTTTATAAAAGAAGTCTCCGATGTTGAAAATAGCTTTAGCTAGTTGTATTGAGATTGTGTACATCTTAATGCTTCTCCATTATCGTTTGTAAGTATTACGTCTTTACCTCTACAAGGTTTAAATACAGAAATTCCAGCTATGCAAATTTGTTTGTTGCACTGAATTTCTTCACATCCTGTTAATAGAAGTGTTACTATTAGTAACATTAATGTTTTCATTTAATATCCTTTAATTAATATACATACTAGAGCACACTCGCCTTACCTCTTATGAGATTCACCGCGTATATAAGTGTACTCCATATGTACATATTGTTTTAGTGGTAATCCACTGGAGAGAGTACTAACCCAATCTCTTTTCAATTGGCGTATTGGTAAGTTGTACATACTATCACAAGATTAACTGTCTTGCTGCTTTATCTTAAGCTATAGTACTCTCACAAGTAGATTATGGAGCAGAAGGTAGGATTTTAACCTACATACTTGTTTTCACTAACAAGTCCAGTATGCCTAATGTTAATAACTTATTTACAAAGTTCCTGGAGTCATATTATTGATCTTCTTCTGCATATAAAAATTACGGTGGTAGAGGGAGGATTCGAACCTCCAAAGACGTATATATTGCTATAGCCCTTATATACAAGTTGCGATCTTGTATAGTAACTTATTCTGGCATATACACTATTAAAGTTACTTACCGGTTTTCACTCGTTCATTACTTGTCTAAGTTCTCCGCTAAGAGAACCGCGTTTACCGTTTCGCCACACTACCATAAAACTACAGATTAAGCACTGTAGTACTGCTTTGTTATTTAGTTGCCCATTCTGCAATACATTTCCGTGAACAGAAGTGTTTGTTTCCGTTGAATGGTGGAGTCATATGAACTGCGTATTGTAATCCTGATGTGTTAGTGTTAGTATCAATAACACGTAATTCAAAATTGTAGTTGTGCGGATATGGAGTATCTGTAATTAACTCCTTACCACAGATATCACATGTAATACTTTGTTTATGCATGTTTTTCCTTTAGTTTAGTCAAGGCTTCTTCGATTTCTTCTATTGAAGCGTTATTTGGTAATGTGATAGTTTCAGCTAAGTTGAAACCTATGTCACACTCTGCAGCGTTTGGAATGTCTTCATTTTCCAAGTATTGCTGAGTCATTAATGGGATGAGGTTATCGTTAACCCATTTGATTGTATGTGCATTCAGATCTGCTTCGATATAGATTGCATCATATACCATATTGAAGATTTTGGCTTCATTTTGTTTATGCTCTGACTTAGTAAGTTCTGTGAATTGAGCACCAGCTACTAATGTAATAGCTGAAAATGACTGAATAGATGCATTGTTTAAAGTTCTGATGTCCTTGTCTGCGTTATCTGTTCGCAGGGATGCTCCAAGAAGCATATGGATTTCACCGTGTTGTTTAGCAGACTTTAGAATATAGTTTTCTCTATAGTCTGTAATCTCTGGGTATAAGTCGTTATGATATGCGTTGAAGATTCTCTCACCTTCTTCTAATGAACAACCAATTGATTCTGAAATTTTCTTAGGGAAAGCTCCATAGCTGGCCCCAAAAGTAACTCCCTTTGAGGTCTGTCGTAAGTCTTTGATTTCTTTTAAATCTGATGCCATTGCCATTCGTACAAGGTCTGTGTGTGGAATGTCTTTAGGTGCATCTAGTAGTTCTATAAACTGAGATCTAAAGTACATAGCTGCGTGGTATAAATGGCCGTCGTAACCATCTAGTATTAAATCTTTCTTTGCTTTAGAGTTAGAAATGTTTGCAATAACTCTATCTTCTAGTGATGAAAGATCGGCGGCGATTAGGATTTTACCTGCTGGTGCTGCTATACATTTCTTAACAAGTTTAGCTTGTGGTGAACCAGTGGCAGGTTGGTTTAGCGGATTTATATACCCTGATTTAACACCTTTTTTGTCCCCACCACCAGATGGTCTAAATGAAAGAGTACCCCATAGTTTGTAACTTGGATATACCCTTTCGTTAATATGATAACTAAGGAAGTTTTCCACGAAGTTAGTTCGAGTAGTTTTCACTGATGAAATTTTCAATAGTGAATGTACTACATCAAGCATTGGCCCTGGTGGGAGTTGTTTGCTATAGATTTCTAAGGCTTCTCTACCATAACTAGGTTCTCCTGTTTCTTTCGAGAATACTACGGGAGGTAAATTGTGTTTAGAGAATAATTGTGAGACTTGAGGATTTGAACCTGGATTGAATTCTGGGATTGTAAATCCTGATAAGTCTGAAAGTTGATCTATATACTGTTTGTTGTACAGATTTGCTTTAGTAGTTGCATACATACGCATTGCTGCTCTAGCTATTATACTATCCTCTGGGATATTTTTGTCTAGTACGTCTTTTAGGATAGGTAATTGACATTTGTCGTAACATAGTTTAACGTCTTTAGCTGTCCATTTTAATGTACCATCTGGTAAAAGACCTTCTGGTTTATACTGAAGGTCGTACTGGAATGATAGATAGTTCATAAGATATGATCTATGATCCATATTGTCTATATTAAATGGCTTGATATAATACTCTAACTGTCTCTGCTTTTCCTTCGTAGTTTGTATGAAGTTAGCTTTAGCTTTAACGAAAATTTCCTTTTGGAAATCTTCGATTAGTTCGTTTGAGTTTAACTCTTGTTGAGCTTCTTCTCTAACTTTATCAAGATCGTCTCTTAGCGTATATACCTTTTCCATGTCTAATGGAAGACCTACTGCTCTCATTTCAATGATTGCTCTAAGGGTTGGTTTAATTACTGATTCGTAAAAGAATCTTCTTCCTGGATTGAATTCTTTTGGGAATTTAATTGGGAAGATATTAGCTAGGGGTACAGGTTTAGTAGTAAGTTGAAAATCTGGATGTGCTAAAGCTTCGTTGTATAGGTACATAGTTGCTTGTGTATCTATACCAGCGTACTCTATAACGTCCTGGTCATACATATGTTCCAGTCCGAATTTCTCTGAACCGATTGCCCAGTCTTTATAGATTTTCTTGGCAAGGTGTTTTAACCCTGTAAGTCTATCTTGCTCATTAGTGTGGTTAAGAATAGTTGACCACATTAACTGAGAATCTTCAAAGTCTATAGGTAGTTTTTTAGTATGATGATACACATGCGAAAGGTCGAAGTTTGCATTGTGCCAAATTTGTTTTAACTTCGTTGAAACTATCCAGTCGAATACTTGATTACGTTTTTGGTTAGTATCTAGGATAACTACAAATGAATCTGTTTCTGTAAATGCAAATGATAGATGGGTTATTACTGTAAGACTTGGATGTGATAATGCTACTGCGTTTTTCAGTAGTTTATTTTCATGCGTTTCATCAGTTAATTCTTGTTGCTCTGCTTTAGTAATACAAGTTCCTGATTCGAAGTCTAATGCTATCGGAGTGTTTGCTGAGTTCAGAATAGACAGTGCTTCTTCGATAGACACTAGATTTACTTTTGGTTTGATAATAGCTGCTCTTAAATCATAGTGAGTCATCTGGTTAATAGATGTAACTTGATGCACTACATGATGTAGTGAAGGTTTGACATAACCTGGTGCAATTACTACTGCTCCGGTTGGTGCTTCATCGAATGACTGAACTATTGTAAGGTTAGTTGCTAAGGATTCGTTCCATCTAGATTTATAAGCCGCTAGTTGATTCCTAATATGCTGTTGATTAGAATTTGATTGGTCTAGTACTGTAACTAGATGTTCTGTGATTGGTTTGAATGAAAACATATGTTATCCTGAGTTTTAATATTTCGTAAAAGTTCTTTTAATTTTTGAGTATGTTTCATGTTTAAATTAAACATGTCTAATTTATACTCTTGATATAAAGATTTGGCTTTGTCATTTCCTTCTAGTATAAATAGAAGTTCCATGTCTGATACTGGACAGTTATTTTTAAGTGCAGGTGTATTTACAACATAATTTGTGTAAATATCTTTTATTTTAGGTTCCATTAACTATCCTTATATACATACTAGAACACTCACCTACCAGATAGCTCCAATATTGAGTGTTCCATATGCATACTGTTTTAATGTGTGATTTCGGTCACACTAACCTAGACAAGGTTCTTCAGCTATGTCCTCTGCATGTTATATTCGTTTACTACTCCGTTTTAATCCTCTCTTTGAGGCGTGCGGCTGATGAGGGTATATGGTTACATGTTCACCCGATATGGTGTTTGCAATATAAGTAAGCACTCGGTTAGGAGTGCTTGTTATACTGCATACACAGACCACGTTGTATACGGCTTTATAGTCAGTTTAGATAATAAGCTGGTTGTTTACACAACCTAAATAAAGGAGACCTATTAAATCCTGAAGAATACCCAAAGCAGTAAGTTGCTAGCTCCTCAAAAGTTATACTTTACTAATCAATTTAACGCATTTGAATGTGAGGTCTAAAGTGCGGGTTGGTTTTATAGACGACCAAGGTCTGTCAAGTTTACACTCGTTCTGGGAGCTTAAATACTTACTAGTAGGTAATTGGAGCAGTGCAACTAGTTGTTCGTCTTGAACCTTTACCTACCATAAATATTTATTGCTTGTAAGTTAATTTATCTCCGGTCTACTACGGATATACTATGTTCCAATAGTAACATGGCATCAAACCACTGTGTATGTGCTTTGCCTGGGCACTATTTTCATAGACGTTTGCAACCAACCCCATACACATATGTTATGTGTATCTATGAATTCCGGTTTTACTAACAAGTTGGGTCTAAATTAGTATTTAAGCTATTTAGTTTAACTTGTAGTATAGACATGTAGTCTATATCTGCTTGTGATATAGATTTGCTATAATCTATAGATTCCAACTTAGCTTTGATATGAAATATCTTAGCTAAGTCATTAGACTCTAAAACTAAGTCCATAATATCTGAGTATAGTTTAGATAATAGCTTTACAACCTCATAGTGTTGTGACTCTATAGTTGATTCCATAATTGCAGTACTACCATAAACCCGTGATTCAAAATTTCGCATAGTTGATGGTATACTGTCTGCTAAGTTAGTAGTGGCAATTCTAAGGTTTGAAGTATCCATTAGATCTCTTCTTCTACCTTCGAAGTAGTAATAGCTGGGAATGGTAATTCTGCTGTGTGGTTAATAAGACGCCAATCTTGAGCCAATAGACCACGTTGCGGTCCTGGGTTTAGGACGAAAGATTGTACTGAATGTGCAACAATGTTGATAATTGATTCGATAAAATCTAAACTCTCTTGAGTTACAGGCTTAGAGATTGGAACTACCATCGATGGGTATGCTTTACCTCGTTTGCCAGTTTTCTCTGAGATTTCACCTTCGTATTCTCTAGTGATGAAAACATCTTGAATAGCTTGAGTATTAATGTTATATGCTTTTTTCAAAACATATGCATAAACTAACAATTGCCATTCATAGTTCTTAGACATTGCTGATTGAGTAATAGACTTGTCGGATGCATATTTAGTTGATGTAGTTTTCCAATCTTGTACATTAACTGTCTTACCTCTTAATTGTTCAAGAGATGTGTAGATAGTTGGATCACCTGGGATGTGTAAACGGTCGATTGAACCACCTACTGTAATTCCTGGTAAGATTTCAATCTCAAGGAATGGTTCAACAAGTCCTCCTGGGTTCTCGTTGATGTAATCTCTTAACGATATCCACATTGGTGTCATAATTTCTCGACATTGGTCTGGATTTACTAAGTCTGGGAATTTTTGTGCTTGTTCGTTGATGTAAGCATACATCTCGTCTTTGTTTTCCTGTGTTAATTGTTGGTCTTTAACATAGTTCTCTGCTGCCCAGTGGATACAAGTCCCTGCTACTGAGCTAGTTGAACCTTTAAAGCCAACATCTTCACCTAATAAATTCTTTCTGTACCAGTTGTTGGTAAAATCGAAGAAGTTACTTATTTGTGAGGCACTAATTCTGAATGTGCCTGGGATTGTCTGATTATCGTATTCGTAATCTAATTTGTTCATTTCTCTCTCCATAGTGATGATATTACTATTGTTCCTTTATCTGTAGTATGAGATTGTTGGAACATAAATGTTATTTTGTATCCTGTTGATACCCATTGTCTGATTTTCTTTTGTGTTTCTTCTGGAGTTTCTTCCATACATACATACTCTTTATTTACCATGTGTTTTTTCCTTTAATGTTTTAAGTTGTCTTTGGACTTCGCAATAGTAGTCATATTCATATTCTCTATTTTTTGGGTAATAATACATACCTTGTTTGAATTCTTTAAATTCAGGAGCTATTAATTCTGACTGTAGAAAAAATAATCTTGCTGTATCTGTAGGTAATGCTTTAAGTAACCTGTTCATAGTGAATTTAATAATTTTAGCAGACTCTGCACTTGTTGTAGGTAAAGCAAATTCATCATATAAATTTGACGGTAGTTTAGGTTTAATAGCTTTGGTACTTAAGTCCAAGTCGTCCCAAAAGTTAGGTAATGTTGCTGTTATATCTATTTTACTTCTACTATACATCATAATCCTTTAAATTTTGTAGGTAAGTATGTATACTTATAAGGTTCTATTATGTAAGCTTCTGGGAAGTCTAAGTTGCTATATTTAGCAACATTAAAGCCATCCCAGTAGTCTTTATAATATATTACCCAGTCATCTTGTGACGGTGTCCAAAGCTTGTAGTCCATAGCGTAACATATACCTACAGTGCCTGGGAATAAATCTAGTTGTTGTGGGTATTTACCTTCTCCTAGGTAGGTTTCTATAACTAATCTAGGTTCGTTAGGTTTATCTTTATGTACAACCCATTGGTGTTTTTTGAATATGGAATCTTTATTAATTCTACGATGAGATTCTATATATTTTTGATGGTCATACTGCATGTAGCAAGGCATGAATTGTCCTTAGATTGGTTTGGTTGTTTTATTAAAACTTTCATCGTTGAAGTTTTTCTTCTGGTTTACACATTCGTATACTTGTTGAGAGATTGAGTCTTTCATAAGTAGAATGTGAACGATGTTTTGTTTGTCTGAGTTGATGTTAGTCTCTTCCATATAATACATCCTTATTAAATAGTTCTGTATTTCCTGATTCTAGTAAACTTACTCCAGTATATAGATGTTTTTTATTTTCTTTTAGTATTTTTTGTTCTATATCATAAGCATCTTTACCGTTTAAAAATTTGAAAGTTACTATATTACTAAATTTGTAGCGTTCTTTTGATGAGTACCTTTTTTCTATAGAAAGATTTGTTATACCTATTTTCCAAGCTATATTTATACCATCAGATACTTTAAAATAATATAACATACCTGGTTTATCGAATTTAAAACCTCCATTCCCTTCCTTATTAGACCAAGCACAGTATTTACATCCTGATCCATCTAAATGATCTTTTGCTAATTGTGTAAAGTTTTTATGAATTGGACATGTGATTAGTACCTTTGATTTTCCTAATGAAGTATATTTGGAATCTTCTGTAGGGTAAGTATAAAAGTTTAAGTGTTTTATCTTAGCTTTCTCTACAAATTCTTTATATGTAATACTTAGTTTCCTAGCTCTAAATTCAATAGCACATTTATTACAACCACTCCCTTTTAAATGAGATGTCATAGATATTTCAAATTTTCCGTGTGTGTCACAAATTACCTCTAAAGAAGTATTGTTATTTATATAATTTATATTCTCAGTATAAGTATATCTATTATTATGTACCTTATTTGCTTTTTCTATCACTTTTAGTATTGGTATTGTTTTTGATTTTCTACATTGTAATTCTCCGCATATTTGGCAACCATTACCTTGTAAGTGATCAGAAGGTTTTTGTTCAAAATCTCCATGTATTGGACAAGTTATTGTAATAAGGGTGTTATTATTAACATACAAAACTTTATCATAATTATATTTATGTTTATGTTTTAAATTAAATCTATTTTCTAAATTACTAAATACTCTTACACTATGGTAATGTGCATTTTCTATTAATTTCACGTTTGACTTTCGATTAGTTAAATTTTAGGTAAGATAGAAGAGTATCAGGGCTTTTATCTTAGTAAGTTCCTAAACAAACGGAGAGCCCTGATAGAAACTCCGCTTGTGTAGAAACTTAACAAAAGTATACTACAGTAAGTCTTTATATAGACTTAACTGTTTGTATAAATAATGAATCATTAAATACTTGTTTTTTATTAACTGCTTCATATATGCTAATACTTATAGAATCTTTAATTAATAGTACATGCACAATACTTTCCGTAGTACTATTAATATTAACTATACGATTACGTAATTGCGTCCATTTCGCTCCAGAAAAACCGAAGCTGAATATGATGAAGTTATCTAGGTGTGAAAGGTCTACTCCTTCTGCATTACTAATTGAGGAGTAGATTTCTGAGTTTGGGAATTCTCTGGTGAGGAGTTCGTACTCTGCTCGGTAATACGCCATGATTCCTGTCTTTGGCGAGTCTGGCCAAGTTTGCTTGATGTAGTCTACCTTTTCTCTGAAACCTAGATTGTGCGGAGTGTTATCTATGAGGACAATACCTGATTCCATTTGGTGAAGTGAGGTTCGGAGTTTCATAGTTGAATCTGCTACCAAGGTTTTGTCTTGGACTTGTAAAAGTTTAGTTCTATACAGTTCGTTGTATGCCTGGATAAAACCTGCTGATGGTTGGATGTGATGTAGTTGATCTACTGCTTTGCTAGATTGGTCAATTTCTGCATCTGTTTGGGTCATCGTGACTGTGAACTTCTGTATGTAAGTTTGAAGTTCTGGTCTAGCTAGTTTGTACTGTGTAATCATTCTACCGTGTAGTTTGAGATATGTCGGAATTCCCCAGTCCCTGAAGAAGTCGTAGAAATTATTCTGAGGAAATGGAGTTTTCGAGGAAACTGACATCTGATAATAGATGTGGTTTGGGCTTTCAACTACTGGTGTACCTGACATGCATAGGAAAGGCTTGTCTTGGACTACTGACTTGATAACTTTATAGGTTTGACTAGGTTTACCTACTTTACCTAATCTGTGAGCTTCGTCGATTATGATGAAGTCGTAATCATCTGGGTTGATGTTTAGCTTTAGTTCCTTGATTGGTTTAGCTAGTGCTTTACCTGACTTTGATTCCGTTCTGGGTTTGATCTTACCTATAGCCTCGTAGTTGAGGGTATGGTGAATTTGATGTGTCCAGTAAGTTTGAAGCTCTGGGTCGTTTAGGAATTTAGTAACTCCTGAGATAGCTGCTTTTTTTGTAATGATCAGGATTCGTTTGATAGATTTTGATTTTGATAAAGCTAGAAGGGCAGTAAGTGTTTTACCACTTCGTACTTCTCCGTTAAGGTATGCAAATTTATATGCTTTGAGTAGATTGAATAACTCTTGGGATTTAGCTAGTTGATGAGGTTTTGGTTGCATTTTTAATCCTTCGTGATTGGTCTTCTATTATCCAAGTAAGTAGCATTTTTGTCAATCCGTTAGAGTTTTGTAAAGCTGCTTTTATTTGAGTTATTGCCAAAAGTAGTTGCATTCCTTCTAAATTATCTAGGATATCCAACATCTCCCTTGCTTTTGGGTTCTCAAGAGCTTTAGTTAGTTTTTGTAACATTTAAGGTATCCTCTCTTAATTTGGATAACATAATAGCTATTAAAGTTTGTCTTTGAGTTACTTCCAATTCTAGCTCCACGTAATGAATTGCAAATAATCGTTCCATATCATTTGGTATAGCTATTAATAAAGACTGTATAACAGAATACATTAGAAATTTCTCTCCTGCTTTCCATTGTTCAATGTATGTGGTTAGTTCATTCATTGGTTAGTTCCTTAAGTAGTATTTCACATATTGTATGACATCTGATGTTAAATAAAAATTTATTTATACCTTTAGGATGGATTGAGTACAAATAACTCATTTTAGCTTTTAAATAAAATAGTTTACCTGGATATGATAGGTTCTTTATCTTATGTGAATAAAATCTATATGGAAATGTTTTCTGCATTGTTTAGTTCTTTCAAGGC